AGCGGTTCAGGCTTCGGTCCGGCATGGATGGTCACGCCGGGCTGCGCGGGCGGTTCCTGCAGGCCCTGGGCGATGGCCTCGGCGGTTGGAAGCTTCGGTATAGCGTCTGGCGTGGGCTGGATTGTGCTGGGAACTGGCGGGGGCGCGGCTGGTGGTGCTGGCGGCGGAGTGGGAGTGCCAGGCGCGGCGGCTTCTGGGGTTGGCGGAGGCGCGGGCGTACTCCGCAGCCGTGCCTCCGTGACTGCGCGAAGTCCTTTCCAGCCCCCGGCGTAGGCCGGTGCAGCGGTCGCGGCTGTCCCAGTTACGGTCCCGAGCACGCCGGGAGTGAACGGATTCTGAATCCCTTGCTGCGCCGGCAACTGCTCGGCACCGCGCTCGATCCCGGCGCCGATGAACGGGACCGCTTGAATTGCGTGTGCCGCGCGCGCGGGGCCACTTTGCCCCTGGGTATCCATCGCCTGCGCCAGTTCTCCGGCGACCCGCTTGCCCTCACCAAAGATGGCCTTGCCAGCCTGCACGGCCGGGCCGCCCGCTGCTTCGACAAGGTTCCGGATGGGATGCTGCTCAAGATCCTGCTTGCGCGCCTCCGCTTCCTCTTTTCCAACGCCGAACGTGTGGCCCAGGGATTCCCAGAACCCGCCTGCAGGCGCAGCCGCTATCGGCTCCGCCGTCAGGCCAGCGGGAACGCCAGCAATTTGGGGTTGCGCGCTCTGAATCGGCTCGGCGGTAACGCCGTCCGGCACTCCCTCTACCGGAGGTTCTTCTACGGCCGTGGCCATCTACTTCGCTCCTGCCGCAACATACTTTCCATTCACGGCGTAACCGACCACAGCACCTGACTTGTCGCGGTATTGATGCGTGGCCCCAGGGGGCGGTGTGGCTGCCGCTGCCGGAGTAGTGGCCGCCGGCGTTGTCGCTGCCTGCCGCGCCGCTCTCCCGGTCGGCTTGCCAGCGCCAGCGTCGGCAGGATTGAACCTCACCCCCAGCGGCTGCATCTTCTTCTGTCCCAACTGCGCATCCAGTTTGGTCGCAATCTCGTTCTTCAAATCAGTGAATTCAGACGGAGATTTTACGTCATTCGGGTTTTCGTGGTTCACATACTCATTCCGGCGCGGGTTGTAGTCGTATTTGTCCTGAAGCGCCTGGACCTGCGACGTTGCCGCGTCGATCATCGACTGGCGGAATACGCTCCTGGGCTCCCCGTCGGCCGCCGCCTTGTACTGGAACTTCTTGAGTTCCGTTGATGCCATCGTCTTTGCCGCAGCATTGAGCGCTGCTTTCCTGGTGGGATCCGGCTCAAGCGCAGCCGCCGCGACCGTCCCCTCATAAGTCGTCGGCGTCTTGCCGTTGCTTTGGTAATCAGCAACCTGCTGCTTGATGTCGGCCAACTGGCCGGCAACACGCGCCGTCTCCTCGCGTGCCTGGGCCGTATCCGCCCGAGCCTGCGAGGTCTGCCCCGCCGCCGCATTCTTCCCGATGTCGTTGATCGACGTGATGACATCCTTCGACCGTCCGGTGTCCTCCTTGTAAGTGTCCGCAATATTCTTTTCCTGCTGATCGACTGATGCCAACTGGCCAGCACGCTTTTGCGCTTCGAGCGAGAACGCGCGATTCGGCGCGCCGTAGGCTGTAGCCCCAACCGCTTTCGGGTCCACTGCGCCCATCACCGCTCCGGCGATACCGTGCTCAGCCAGGCCCTCCAGCCCGCCAAGAACGCCCCTGCCGAAGCGCTGCCACCGGGTAGGCCGGTACTGCGGATCCATCGGATTGAGCGGCGTCGCGAGCTCCTTACGCTGCGCTTCGAGGGGTGCCTCTTTCTGCTCAAGTGTCGGCTGGGCAGCCAGATTCCTCGAATACTCCAGTCCCATCTGGCTAGACTGCTGCAAAGTCTTCTGGTTGGGATCGTCAGCGCCTGTGGTTGGCGCTCCGCCCGGCGCGATATTGCCGGGAACGGTTGCGGCGGCCGGCGCAGCAGGCGCGGCGCCCTGAGTCAACCTCTGGCCAAACCCGCTCACGGTCGCCTGCGGCTGGACCGCCGATGTGCCCATTGCCGGCCCTGGCCTGGCCGCTGGCGCTACGGTGTGCGGCGGGGTGCCGGCGGCCTCCGCCATCGGATTCACCACGCTCCGCACCGCGCCGCCATCAGGGGGCGCCGATACTCCAGACGCGAACGGTACGGGGACGCCAGCCCGCGGCGCCGTCCCGTTGGCGAGCGACTGATAGCTCACTCCCGCGCGCTTGGCCGCTAGATAGCCCTGCGGGTCTCCAGAGGCAAGAAGCTCGTCAGGATCTATGCCGAGCGCCGCAATCGGGGATGCCGATGGTACTATGCTCTGAAAATCTCCCGCCATGATTTACCCCTCTGCTTACTTCTTAGCCCAAGAGCTTCCGACGCCAACCGCCCCGGTTACGAGGCTATTCCCCAACTCGTCCATGAAACTCGGCGTCTGCGCGGCCTGCTCCTCGGTCCCGAGCGCCCCCTGCGCTGCACCGCTCTGGAGCGCTGCCAACCGGGCCTGCTGTGCGGTAATGTCGGATCCAGCCCCCAGCACATCCTTTCCATACCTCGCAGCCGCCGCCAGCCGGCTTTCCGTCGCGCCCGCCTCCTGTGTTCCAAGGGTTCGCTGCGCCGCCTGCTGCGTGGCCTCGCCCGCCGCAATCGCCGCCGCCGGATTCTGCCCGGTCCGCGTAGCTAACTGCTGCTCTCCAGCTCTCGCCCCCGCCGCCGTAGCATCGGCGGTTCCGGCCAACTGACGATTAGTCACCGTCTCCATCTGGCCGCCCTGGACATAGGGATTGTTGGCTGCAAATTTCGCGAGCTGCGATTGCTGGTTGCCGATGTCAGCCTGAGTCGCAGCCTCTGACTTCTGCGCCTCCGCCTCGTTCGTCTTGCTAACATCCCTGCTTTGGTCCAGGACTGCTGACTGTTCGCTTCGGGACATTTTGTTACTCCTTCAAGTCCTTGTAGAAATGCGCCAGATCATCCTTCTGCTTGAATCCGGCCTTGCCGAGCGGTTTGGCGATGTGTGGCGTCAATTCAACCGGCACATCACAGTGGACGCCGCTATACCCCCACCACGAAAGCACCGCGGCCAGAGCGTCAATGTCCCGCCGTGCGAATGCCGTCGCTTTCGGGTCACAGCCGGCGAACATCAACTCCGCCCGCCGCTCGACCCAGATCGCCTGTACCGGCACGTCCGATCCCTCTTCGACGCCAACCAGCGCCACCGGAACCGCTTGCGTCAGATTCCCGTTCGGATCGAAGAAGTGAGGCAGCGGATAACTGGTCCCGTCGCGCTTGTTCTGTTCCACGTGGAACTTGCGAATGAACGACATATCAGCAGGCCGCGCCGGGCGGAGAATGATCGGCTTCACTTCTTTGCCTCCGGATGCAGGAACTTGTGAGCCCCAACCGAAAGCAACTTGTGCTCAGGAGGAACGATAGCCGCCAGAGGTCCAAGCAGAACCGGAACCCTATAAATCTGAACGTATTCCATGATCGCCGCATGGTTGCCCTGGAGCGCTTCGAGCGCCGCCTCGATCTCAGCCGCCGGATTCAGATGCCCAAGCCCATCCTGCGCGAACGGCCGTTTACAGTTCGGACACATCGGAGTCCCTAAAAGCAGATCGATGTTGTGCTCGCCACCTGTGACCTGGTTGAACAGGTGAATGTGGTGGACGTGCGTGCGCCCGTCGACGTGGTTGTGTTCATGCCCTTGCCGAATCGCCCAACTCATGGAGTCCTCACAGTGTGCCGTCGTTAGAAATCAAGCGCCCGCCATTCCCGCCGATGCTCCGGCCCCCGCCTACCGTGCCTGAGAATATGCCCCCGCTCACCGTCACCGTATCGCCGCCGGCGTACCCCGTTCCCGGGTTTCCAGGAGAGATCGAGATCAGCTTTCCAGCCGTGATCACCTGCGCTCCGGGAGTTGCCCCTGTTCCGGTCGATGTATTGATAAAAAGCCCCACATCTGCCGTTAGCCCATTGCCCTGAGTCACCACATTCCACGCGATAACCGCGCCGCCAGTTCCCAGCACCAGCGACACTGTAGGCAAAACAATCGCTCCCGGGCCGACTACGTTCACCGTCCCTGTCGGCAAGATGTGATCTGCCAGAAGTTGCGGAAGCGTACCCCGGGCATGATAGTTATCGCCGTCGTATCCAACAACCTGCTGCATTGCGTAGGGCACGCCGATGATGGTCGCGGACGGCAGAATCCTTTCCTGCGCGCCGCGGACCTGCGGGTATTGCGTCAGCGGCCCAGACCTTCCAAACACGCGCACATTCGCCGTCCCTCCAGCGTCTACCGAGTCCACATTCGCGTAATTGGTCTGGTTGAGGACGACGGCCGCGTCAACCGCAACCGACCCCACAAACCCTGCCACAACAATCCCGGGCTGAATCTGGTAGTTATTCCAACTCGCCTGATCGTAACTCGAGCGCAGCCGCCAATAAACGCTCAGTCCGGGACCAGCGAGCCTCTGATTGGTAGCCGTCGAGACCGGCAACGTCGTCACCTTAGAACTGAAGTTCGAAGCCGTCGCGTAGCTCAACTCGTGGTAAATCGTCTTGTTGATCGCCTGTTTGGCATTGGTGATTTCGATCGCAAAGAATCCGTTGTCGCCAGACACCTTGAATGTGGCCAGCGGAGGCGGCTTGGTCGCTGGCTGCTGTGGCGAATTGGTCGGAGAAAGCAAGTTGATCCCGAGAGCCCCGCCGACTGCAAGATGCTGATCGTACATCGCGAGAAGGATCGTTCTGAGGTCAAAATCGGCAATCTTATTTATCTGCGCACGGCTGATCATTTATTCTCGAGCGCCTCGCGACCACCAAACATCGGTGAAATGAACAAGCAGGCGTACTTGATCGAAAACCAAGCATCCGGAATTGCCCCATTCGTGAAGCGTGTCCGCCAGCGCTCACTCAACCGCGACGGAGCACCTCTCGACAGCCCCACGGTCGGATTCAAGTCCAACTGGAACGGTCGGAGCTTGACCTCCCATGGTGGATCACCTTGACCCTGCCAGTCGGTTACGCGATTGGCGCCAGCAAGGAATGAGACAAACAGGCTACCATTGCCGCGCGCATTCAGGTTGATCCCCGCCAGTTTGCAGAGGGTCATGGCCTGCTGCGCGGCGACCGTCTCGTATTGGCAATCGATCCCGGCGCCGTTGTCGTTGTAAACACCTGGGGTGATGGCCTGCACCGTCCCATCCGGACCAGACGACGCAATCAGATATTGCGAGATGTACTGGCGCTCGACCTGCTCGGTTATATCGACGGGCCCCTCAACCGGGTCAGGCTGGCCCGGGATTGCGCGATAGTACCGGCCTCCGACAAAGCCTTGAATGTCGTCAACCGAGTATTTACGGCAGGCCTCGATGGTGATTTCCTTCTGTGAGTAGCGCGAAAAGAGAAGTGGCTGAGCCCAGCCCTCCTCGTAATTGAGCGTAAGCACGACGTTTGGAACCATGCTCGCCCCAACCGGAAACCCCATCCGGACCTCATGCTGCTCGACATCGATCGCACACCAGATGTACTGTGCCGCCTTCCAGTTGATCGTGTTCCACCAGCGGGGCAGTTCCTTCGAGACGAGCTCCGGATAGGCGTCGGCGTACTTGTAGATGCCGCTTGAGTGCACGAAAATGATGAAGTTTCCGCAGACGTCGACGGCGCGCGGCCCGCATGGGCCGACCTTCTGCCAGCGCTTGGTTGGCACCCATGTCGCCGGATCCGCAGTTGATGGCGTAACCTCGAACCCCGACCGCTCGCGCAGCGAATAGAGCGTCCCGCGGTACTCCCGCACGCACCAGGCGCGCTCCCCGTCATCGGCGCCCACTGTGAGAAGTGAAGTATCGCCGTAATAGCTCTCTGGGTCGGCCGCGAGCGAAACCCAGTGGCTTGTGTAGAAGCCCGGCACACATGATTGGAAAATACGATTAGTCGATTCCGAATAGTAGAGATCGACGCATTGTTGAGGCTGGATCACTCGAAGCCGGTCGGTGATGTTTGTCGCCGCGCTGGCAAGGATCCCGGCCATGTACTCATCGGTGAAGTTGACGACAGCCGTCTTCGTTCCGTTCGGGAAGATGGTTGCCGTGATCGGAATGCCATCAGAGACCATCGTCCTCGGGATGTATCCGAAGGGGCCGGCGCTCAGTCCATCGGCAACCGTGAAGCCGACAATCACATTCTTGATGTAACTCGGACCAGTCGGCAGGTTGAAAATTCCAAGCTCCCATCCGTTTTCGTCGACATCGTAGCCGAAAGCGGCGGACTGCCTTATCCCGGAGATGGTGTCGAACATATCTTGATAAGCCACAATCGCCCAGCGCAAGCCCTGGGTGCCGTTAGGACCGCCAGTAGCCGTGTCTTGGGCGATGTTTCCACCCGGGCCTGTCGTATTCACCGTCGGCGGAGGATGCCCAGTTGCCGAGTTGAGAATGTTCACCGTCGCACCATTGGGGTAATTGCCAACCAGGGCGAAATTTGCGAAAGGCGGGAACATGGATCCGTCGAAGACGGTTCCGGTCGGGACATCGCATTCGTAGATATTGACACTCGTAACCGCGTAGCCTATAGGGAACTGGACCGTGACTGACATTGCATCGTTTAACTGCGTATCGATCACAGAATTTGCGGGCCCAGGCGTGGTTTCCCCGATCGCGTTGAGGTAGGTCATCAGGACATACACATCGCGAAAGGCCGGAAAGGCCCCGCCATTCGCATTCCGAACCGTAATCGGCTCAACGTCAGGCGTCGGTAGCTGACCGCCTGTAACCCTTGCTGAATTGGTCGTCGGCGGAGGAATCGCGGGGGGAGGGGTTGAGATGATGGTTGCTGTTCCCCCGAGAGGAAATGGCGATCCGGTCAGTTGCCCATATTTAGAAAGTTGCGGAGCCTGCGCGCCAGTCGCCACGGCGTAGTAATAGACATTGCATCCGGTCGGGATATATGAAGGCGACAGCCCCTGAATCCAGCCCGCCAGTGACCCCAGCGTCGGAATCGTCACCACAACCGCGGTGCTGCCTAGGACCGTGGTGATCATGCGCGCCACGCTTGAGAGGCTCTCCCCCTGGGCATTGACGAACGTCAGAATCACATATACATCCCATGCGGCGAAGATGCCCGACGCAGCGGAAGAGAGCGCAATCGAAGCCTGGAGAGGAGCCGGCAGTCGGTTGGCCAGGACGGGCGTCTGCTCCTTCCATGTCACTGTGCCATCGATGACGGTGCCGCCCTCGGTCAGAGGCCACGCGGGCTGGACCTGTCCTGTCTTTCCTGCCACGGTGCAGATGTAGAGATGACCATTGCCGACAGCCACGGTCACACCTTCCTCAAGGATCGACGGTGTGGTGCATTCCCCCACCAGCACAAGGGCGCCCGCGTACCAGCCGAATCCAACCGGCTTCATTCCATAGGGGTAGAGTGCCTTGGTCTGGAGATCGTAAGCAGCGGGGAACGCGGTCGGCGTCAGGAGGTCGGAGAACGACATCCAGGCCCGGTTATAGGCCTGAGATCCGATCATGTGCGACTGCGCAGGAAGCGGGACCAGCGGACTGCTGATAGGCGTCGTAGCGCCGCTCCCGGTCGGAGTCTCGATCTGGAGGGCGCCGGTATAGTCGTAGAGCAATATGCTCTGGAAATACGACTGCAACGCCGATTCCGGCGTAAAGGCGCTTCCCAGGAGACCAGTAATCGGGCTTTGGTTGAGTCCCTGGATGGCTGTTTGCAGACCCCAGCGGGTCTCGATCTCTGTCAGCGTGAATCGGATATTCTTCGCCACCGCCGCACAGCCGGTGGGGAGATTGGTCGGATCTGACTGATCGACAAGGCCTAGCCATCGAGAATACTCAACTTTTGTAGCCGAGCCGTAATTCGCCAAGGGTTAGTACCCCTGCAAATTATGGTCAACTTCGACGAGAAACACGCCAGCCAGAACTGGAGCGGGATAGGCGATCGCCGTCAACTCCACGTTGCCATTCCAGAGCGAGACGTTAAACTCTCCAGCGTTCGCCGTCGGCTTCAACTCCATTCGCCAGCCGCCGCCTTGAGTGCTGAAAGCGCGCGGCGGGACGGCAAGGTTTACATTGCCCCCCGAGAGAGTGCGCGCGGCGGGATTGAGCAGGTTTTTGGCGAGAAGGCTGAGTACCTCGCCAGGTGTGCCTGGGTAGTTGCCAGTGAATACGATTTGAATCAGGTTGGTTTTGAAGTTCTCGCCGCTTTTCTGGTACAAGAGCGTTGCTGTTACTCCCATGTGCGTTCTCCTTTTTTTAGATGAGCTTGACGTACAGGTTAGACTTCCGCCATTCGAACCCCATATTTCCTCTTAGATTGAACGTCCATCCCAGTCCCCGGCCGCGATTCGCTCTATTGGGAGAGCCAAGCCGGAACGACTGGTGCTGTTGCTGGCGCGTGAGATCAGCCGCGATCTCTTCCCATGCAGCCTGCGCCTGCTTGCCGTAGTTATCTACCCAGCCCTGGTTCGGCCGCTCCATCCCAATGAGAGTCACAATCGAGAACGCTAGAGCGCTGCTCGCATTGGGGTGAATCTCGATGATCGAGTCGTCCGAGATCAGTGGCTTCGGAAGAAATTCCCCTCGAACCCGAATGTCGAACAGTCCAGCCTGGACCTGCGAGGGGGTGTCTGGAAGAATAGTGCATTCCTGGACCGGCTTGTACTGATTGTTGGCTGTATTCACCGGCTTGAAGTCGACCGCCAGCGGAGTGATCAGATCATCGAGCGGATAAGTGTTCTCCTGCCCTTGCCCCACAGCGAACGGCGTTAAATTCATCTCGTCCGTGCCAACCGACACGGACGGAATGAGCACCACGCGCTCGATGTATGGACTGCACGAGCCTTTCAGCCACTGGATAGCGACTTCGTAAGCCTGCTCACATAGGGGCCCGAAGTACTCCGGGACCAAATAGTCGAGGAACGGATCTCCAATGAGTGCAGCCACTTTTCGGTAACAGTCACCCCGCGTCTTCATGTGCGTTACGCCATCGCCTTCTGACGCCGCTCGATCTCCGCCTTGACCTTCTTCCACTGCTCAGCATTCAGTGTCTGCAGGCGAACGTGGTCCTGCGTGATCTCGCCACTCATGAAGGCAACAAATGGGTCGTAGACGTAGGAGCACTTGCACATGCCCGTTTTCGACACGTACGGCACGTTGCACCGCGGGCAGCAATCCTCCGCCCGTACCTGCGTATTGCGCCAGGCGACCGGAGTCTGAATCCAGTTCATCTTCAGCGCGAAGTCTGCCCAGGTGTGCTCCGCCCGCTGGATGTTGGCCCTCTGCTTTGGATCGTCGGCCCAGTGTCCGGCCTGCTCAAGCACCGCCATGCAGCGCATTCTCATCTGCTCGTCGGCCTCGTCCAGCATGTCTTTGAGTACGCGGGTCGAGAACGTCATGTAGCGCCGCCCCTTCTTGAAGGTGAACTGCGGCACCCTGACCTCAGATTTCGGCGTCAGGCCCTCCATGTCGCCCTCGAAAACCACCACGCCGCCCTGCTTGAATACCTTATCCTCGTCCGTCACGCCGATGTACCAGAACTTGAATTCCATCGCCTGGACGATCGGGAGCAGGATGTTTACATCGTAGTTCGCGCGCAGGCTCTTGTCCGACATCTCCATGTTGCCCTTGTAGATCGGGTAGCTCACCGTCCCGGTAATGGTGTGGTGCGAGAACGGCTTGCCATCGGGCCGCGGAGGGACCACATAACTCCAAAGTCCCGTCTCGACCTTCAATTCGAACGGCGAGCGGTTCAGGATCGTGGCCGGCTTGATCTCCCCGCGTAGCTCAAGATCCGTCAACTTGGTTTCCCTGATCGCCACGCGCTGCTGCGCGGCATGGCCAAGACTCTGCTGAATCTCGGCTGGTAGTACGGGGTGATCGATGATTGTGGTTCCCATAAAGCAGTCTCCTTTGAGGAATTAGGGGAATGGCGCTGCCAGTTTTAGCCAGGGCCATTCTTGTTAGTCGAGTGTTGCGATCAGACCGCGACCGTAAATTTCAGCGGCTGAATGGGTGTATTTCTTCTTGGCGAATATGGCCGCTTCTTTGCCATCCAACCAAACAATCCAGTTTGTTTTGTTCTCGGTAATTTCGATTCTACTGTACATTCTTCCCTCCAGTTTCAAAGATGGCTCGTCAAGCCCTGCCGGGTGACAAGCCGGTTGCGGAACCCGCTCAGTGCCGGATTCCCTCTGATGTACTCAAGATGCGTCAGCCGCTGGTACGTGACTTCCTCTAAGAAAGCATCGTACTTCGCCTGCTCGCGCTCGTCGGCCTCTTCCATATCGTGCCGCATGGCGCGCGCGATAGCTTCCTCGTCGATCGTTCCATGAAGATGCGCAGAGTTCTCCCATGCCGCGATTGCCGCCCTCACGTCCTCAAGCAGCGGTATCTGCTCCCAGGGCCCGCCGCCCGACAGCATGAAGTAGCCACCAGTCTCCGGGTACGGTCCCATCATCGGCGTGACTCCATCTTGCGAGAGAGCCGACTCCCACTGATCACGCGAGCCGTAAGCCGATGGCGGGAACCAGCGCTCAAGCACCCAGCCCGTCACCTGGTAGAGCGGAACCTCGAAGACGCCAATCCGAATCGCGTCCGGAGCTATCTGGCGCGTCTGGTAGCGAACATCGTTGCCGACCGTCTCGAAGTGCACTTGCTCCGTATCTTCGGCAAACTCCGTCCACATCCCGGCACGCTGGACGAGATGATTCTCGGCCAGGATGATGCGCCAGTTCGGCAGTTTGTATTCGTTGACGCCGCCCCAGCGCGTGAGTTTCTCTGTAACTTCGAGCGGAGTGTCGCGAAGAGGATCTAACATTCAGCCTCCGGAAAGTTCAGTTTCGCGAAAGCACCAAAAACGATGCGCGCCTCGCGGTCGTAAACCTTCGCGCCTTCAACTGGGTCCGGGTACTGGCCAAGGTGTCTGCTCATTCCGTGGTCGTTGATCCTCACCTTGTACCAGCCTGGGCGCGTGGCTGGCGTCACTCCCTTGAATCCGGTTGAACTATCGCACCGTGTCCTTCTGTTGCCGCTGTTCTGTCGCGGATTGGCATCTCTCAAGTTTTTGCGCCGGTTATCGATACCGCAGCCATTTTCATGGTCCACGTGCTCGTCGTCATCGGTTCCCTTGATGATGCGATGCATCTTGATGTTGTAACCTCCGTCCCGAAGCCGGGCACGAGCGTAAAACCCCTTACCATCGTTCCTCGCTACGGCCTGCCACTTGAAAGTCATCAGCCAACGATAATCTGCGGCGTCGACGATGGCGTACAGGCCCTTGGTCAGCGGGATGAGACGGCAGTAAACGCCGTCAATCTTGAATGTCGGACCAACCTCGATTTCAAGATTAATCCGCTTGTCGTGGTTCATCAGGTACTTAAATGGCTCACCGCGAACCCACCCGAGATGAGGCACCGTAGCCCTTGCAATGTTCGTTTTGTTACCACACTTGCAGTGGCAAAATCCGTAGGGAATTTCCATGTGCTCTCCTTAGTGTCAGGACAATAACACACAGAAACGGTTGAGTCAAAGCCTTACGGCCAGCCGACGCCACGACTAGCCGCAAGTCTCTGAGCTTACTAGTTATTGAAGCTGGATTGAATGCTCAATCCATAGACGACTCCGCTGGTCCAGTTATTTCGGCTCGCATAATTGACTGCATCATATAACCATGCGTCCTTATAGGAACTGGTATTATTCCCAGAGGGTCTTTGGAACCAGATTCCGTCAATTTGCCCAGGCACAAATTCGGGTGCCGAATTGAACCGGCACCGGATCATGCTGCTCCGGTCCATGAAGTAGAGCTTATCGACGGCGGCGACGGTATCGAGCAGCCATTCGATGCCGGAGATGGTCTCCATGGTGAATGTGTCGGGAACGCCATCAAACTTGGGCGCCTTGCCGGTTGGCATGGTGACTTGCTGGATGGCGAATCCAAGCTGATTCCATGAAGCGCGCTGCGCGTTGTGGCCGTACCAGAAGTTTTTGGGCCGGTCGCGGTTGTAGGTGGTATTGCCGAGAGCCTGCTGCATGCGGGTAAGGAAGGTCTCGACGATGCCCAGGGTCAGGAGTGAGTTGGCGTTGTAGGCCGGCGACTGGACGTAACTCAGAGAGCGATCCATGCCGAGGTACTCGCCGGTGGTCAACGGGCTGATGATGTACTGGATGCCGTTGAAGAACAGCGGCGACTGCGCAGCCACGTTGTTGACCATCACATAGTCGCCGGCGATGACGCCCGGGGGAACCGTATCGACCGTGACCTGGTTGCCGGCGCCGATGCCGTTCTTCGGAGCATCGATGACGACGGCGGAGCCGCGGAGGGTGTAGTTGCCGTCTCCAGACATGAACTGAATTGTGTCCTGGATGTCGATCAGGCGCGATCCGAATGGGGCTGTCGCGAGCGAGATGGGGTTTGCGCCGCCGCCGGCGTAGGTGGCTGCCACGGTCGCAATCTGGCCAGTATTGAAGCCCTGGAGCGACTGGTTGCGCTTCTTGGGCATCTTTGTGTGAGCATCGGCTACGAGCTTATCGACAGGGTTGACGGCGATGACCGTCTTGCCGCTTGAGCCGATGCGCTTCTGGAGGTCGGTCGCGGTGATGGCGAGCAGGATCTCAACGGGGGTCATAATCCCCTCGTTGTAGGCTCCGCCAGTGCCGGCTGGGTAGTTGCCGCCGTCGGTCGAACCGGCGCCGAAACTGCCACCGTACTCGTACTGCAGCATGACGCGGAATTCCTGGAGGGATGTGATGGTCTGCGGTCCCATGGTTGAGAAACGGCGGTCAAGTTCTGACTCCATGTTCTCAATGACTTCCTTGGGAGGCGTGTAGGTCTGCAGCATGATAACCGAATCGGCCGATGCTGTCGTAAAGTTGGGTGCGGGCATTTGTAGACACTCCTTCGCGTTACGCTCGGTAGGGGAGCGTGCAGCGTGTTACTCAGTTATGAGGAGTGAAGGACGCGCCCGACGAGACCGTCAGGCGGCTTGGTGCTGTGAGCTAGTCACGGTTTCTCTGTGAGTCGTCGTCCCTAACCGGGGGAGTAGCCCGGTACTCCTTTGGGAGTCAACTCTCGATACTTTGGCTTTCGCTCGATCTTTCTAAACCTTTGGCAGAAACGTGCGTGCGATGTGTTGCGCCAGTGGGAAGGGAATCTTGGCGATCATGGCGGATGCCCGCTTCCGTGCGCTAGACTTGCTGCCTTGGCCCGCTTCCAGGGCATTGCCCGGTAGCTGTACGCCCGGCAGGGAGGCGAAGCGACGATGACTGCGGCATATTTAAATTCGGAGCCGTGGAGGCTACGCACGTCCCGGAGGATCAGTGTGCCTGGGTAGCCGCCTGTGCCGTAGTCATGCGCCTCAATGTCGTAGCCGCAGCACTCGTACCCTTCGGCTAGAAACCCTTCGCTCCATCCGCCGAGTCCGCAGAAGAGGTCGATACAAATAGGTTTCATCCGCACACTGTAACCCAGTGGCCCATCGGGATGCAGCCAAGCCAGTAATCGAATTGCCAGATTGTACTGCACGGACTCGGCGCTGGCCAGATCGGGCTACTGCTGGCCTGGGCCAGAATGGCGCTGAGTAGTACGCAAACCACTACGCACAGAATGATGGTTATTTTATTCAGCTTCATTTGCTCGCCTTTTCGCCGTCAGCACTTCTCGCTGCCGGACGCCCTGCAATCTTGGCAATCACGCGCCGCCGGGCTGCGCTCCGTTCAAATCTAAACTTACACCACCCTTGGTGGCCCCATGCATCTCCGCACGGGCATTTAGGCAGTTCTTTCGCCAATGGAGCATAGTTGCGGACCGTGTTCGTGCTGATGCTTAACTGCCGAGAGATCCGGCGAATGGTGTAGCCAGGCGTTCGCAGCATAGCCAAGAGCAACCTGCGCTTCGATATTGGAAGAATATTCATCTTTTAGCCGTCAAAAGCTCTCTCTGCCGGGCAAATACCATACTCAGCCGCTCCGACTGGCCGAGCGAGTTCCATTCTTTGTTTTCCTTAGCCAACTGGCCCTCCGCCGCCTTCCAGGCCTCATCGCTGGTCATAGCGTGCGGGCGCACAGGGCCGCCCTGGGCGGGCTCACGGCTGGCCGCTGGGGGTTCGGCTACCCGTCCCGCCTCCGCCGCGCCCTTGACGTCTGCGCCGTACTTCCGGACCAGTTTCGTCACCACGCGGTTGAGCAGGCTTTTCCCTGTCTCGTCCCGGGATTGCAGCATCTGGTCAAAGGCGGCCACGCGCGCCTGCAGATTCTCAGGCGTCGGGTTGGCGATGTACTGCAACTCGAGCTGGAACTGCTTGTTCGACTCGAACGGGTCGCCTTTCAGGTAGTTCTCGATCTCCGAGCCAACTGCATTCTTGAAAGCGCTGATCTGCGAACCCGGCAGCGGCGTATTCAACTGCCAGTCAGGGATGACGGCGCCAGCCTTGCGCAGTCCCTCGATGATCTTGTCTACCTGGTCAAAGGTGCGTTTGCCGGCGTCCGCAAAGAACTTCTGGTTGCCGTCGGTGCGAATCTGCTCCCGGCTCTGCTTCTTGGCTCCGGCAGCCTTGGTTGCGTTCTCAGACTCGATCCGCTTGGCTTCCTTGAGCCTATCCTCGACCTGGGCACGCACGTCGGGAGAGAGGCTGGAGAGGTCCGGATCCGCCGCCGTCTCGCTCCTGGGGTGCAGATCGTCCTTGATGATCGAGAGGGCCAGCTTCAGGTCGTTATCGCGCTCGCGCTCAGCCTCACTCGCGTATTTGTTCTCCTTGATGCGCGCCTCTACCTCGGCCAGCGTCCCATCGGCGTAGCGGTCAACGATGTGCTCGTTGAAGGCGTAGTAGTCGTCGGCAAAGACGGGCGCGCCGGTTGCGTCGACCGCCTGCTTGCCGGTTGCGGGGTCGATGACGGCAAACTCCTGCGAGAACGAATCAAAGGCCTTACTCATTGCCTCCGGAGTTTCGGCCATCTGCACCTGAGTCCGGAGCGCTACCGTCCGGTTGGCCGTCTCGCGCGCGAACTTGGCGCCCTCGGCGTTCGGGAAGATGCCTTTGAACTGGCTCAATTCCGCATGCTCGCGCGCCATCTTGAATAGCGCGCCCTTGGCCGCCGGGTTGGCCTCGATCGCCGCCTTGAGCGCCGCATCGCCCTTGAGCAGATCATTCAGGGCCTGGGGTGTGAGCGCGGCTGCAGGTTCATCAAGAGAGTAATCTTCGCTACCAGCCACTTCCGCCTCGGCGGGCTTGGCTTCGACTTCGGCAGCTTCGCCTTCGGCGGGCTTGGCAGGTTCTTCTGCTGGCTTGGCTTCGGCTTCCGCGGGCTTTTCCATTGGCCAGGGCGATTCGTCGGTGATCTCGACATTGGGGTTCTCCGCCTTGAATGCTTCGAGCTCTTGCCGCCAGGTCACTTCCGCCTGGTAGGATTCGACCGCATCGCGAAACCTGCCTGGATCGAGCTTGGCTGGAGGTTGCGGGCCCTGCGGGGTAGAGGGCGGGGCGCCTGCCGCTGGTTGTGCCGCTGGGGACGGCGCAGCAGGCGCTGCTGGTGCTGGGGTTGGTATTGCGGCTGGTGCTTGCGGGGCTGGTGCCGCCGGCGCTGCTGCTGCCGGTGCGACGGGTACTACTGGCGTACTGCTCATTTAGTTTCCTCTTTGAATTGCGCGGGGCCGGGAGCGCTCAGCCTTGCGGCCCGGTTGCCCAGTAATGCACCCCGCGCAAACTTTTGTTATACCTCCGGCGGCAGCAATGGCCCAACGCTCTCCTGGGCTCTGATGCGCAGGAACTTGACCCATGACCTGAACCCTGCGTGGTCATGCTTCAAAAGATACTTCGCGCCCTCTTGAGCCGCGCAAGGGTCATGTAAGAGCGAAATGCCGCGGTTAGCCACATCAGACGCAGAGTCGCTAAGAGCAATCCATTGCGGCGGAGCCCAGGTGATCGCGTCGGATACAACCGTCGCAACTCCCATAGCTACCCCATCCGCCGTAACCATGTTGAATCCTTCCGAATAAGACACTTGCAGCAATAAGTCTTGCGCTCCCACTGTCCTCAAAAACTCTGGCCACGACTGCCAGTTATTGACGACAAGGTGAGCTCGCGGTACGCCTGAGTACATCTCTCGAATTGCGGCCAGGATCGTTCCCGTGCCGCCCTCTTCGCGCCCCCCTGACACGGAGAATTCGAGATCATCTACGCGCAGACGTACCGCGATTTCAAGCGCGGCCGCGGCAGCCGTAAGCACGTTCTTGTATGGCCGGATAGCCCCGAAACACCCGATACGCAGAACGCCAGCACTCCCGCTCCACATCTTGTGGGGAATCTTGCACGGATCGATAGGGTAGAGGTTTGGAAGCCAGTACATGATTGTCTGATACGTCCGTTCCCACCACTCAACGAACCGCGCGCTGATTCCAGCAACGTGGAAATTAGAAAACTGCTGCTCCAATTGAGAATCCTCGCGGAGCAGTCTGAGCGCATTTGGATCGGCCTGAAGAAATCCAATGTTAGAGTGAGAATTCACCGCAAACTCGATGTCGAAGTTGACCGCGATGAGCTTCTGAATATCTAGAGTCGGGATCCACGGCGCCGAGATCACCACATGACTGATCGGCACATGACGGTGGACCGCCTGAGTCTCCCGGTCGTTATCGAGCTTGGCTTGAAGGTCGCCCGCGCCGAGGATAGGCCAAACCTCGACAAGGTAACCGCGCTCCCTCAGATACCGGGCAGTCTGCATCGCGCTCACGCCGAGCCCGATATGAGACAGCCCCTTGTTCGCGCCGAAATTCTTGTATGCCAGGATCAGGCGCGCCCGCTGTTTCTCTACGATGATCATAGACCTACTCCTTTGCGCAACGAGCGCGTTGTTTCAGCTCCCGTGTGTGGGAGCGTGGATTTTACAGTAGGATGAATGAGGGGCGAGTCACCTGACCCACTTCAGGTTCATTGGGATGCGGCCCGACCCCGCATTTCAAGCTCGCCCTTTATCTTATTCCAATTCTGCAACGTCAGAACAAACTTTATTTCTCTTTCTGTTTGGCAATTTCAGCCTTCAGGTAATCGTTCCCCTTCCGGAGTTCTGCGACTTTAGCTTCAAGTTTCGCGATTTCGGCTTTCTGCTCATCGATTTTAGCGAGGAGCGTAGGCCTCTCAATGAAGGCGCTGGGCATGTGGGTTTCCTCCTTGGGTTATTGGGGTGCTAATCTTCTGAGGTTTACGGCGGGCATCCGGCCCTTGAGCGTAGCCGACCGTTTCGCGTTGCTCTCTGGGGAGTTTCTGCATCCCAGGCGCGCTTGGCGGAGGCGCTCAATCGCTTCAGGCGTGGCAGGAATGCCTTTGTTCCATGGGATGTTGCCTTTCTTCCAAGGCGTCTCGACGTGGACCCCGCGCCGCCTGTCCGCCGAATTTCGAATCGCACTCTCTGGCAACCGTCTACCTTGGGCCTTCGCAATTTCAGATTGCCTCCGCCGCGTCTCCGCTGAGACCACATGGCCCATCATCGACTGCCTGCGTTTTTCGATGGTCTCTGGAGCTTGTTTGGAGTTGCAACCGCCAGGCTTGATGTTGTAGCCGACAGATCTACATCTGCTGTTTGTGATTGCAATCCAGAGCGCCTCTAATCTGTTCAGATTGTCGATACTCTCATCCCGCGCAAGAATCTCCATCACGAAATTCTGTTTGCCGTACTTTTTGATCGCTCGCGAAAGCAGAGGGCATCCAGTAGACGTTTCACAAAAATGGCACCACATGCGCTCTCGTGGATCTTGAATCGTTTGCCCAACGTAGTACTTACCGTTGACCAAATTAGTCAGAAGATAGATCGTTCCCATGACTTATTGTCCCATCAACTTCATGGTTTTATCGACAATTTCTTTGTTAGCTTGTACCTGGGCCTGAATACTGGCGCTTGGGCCGAGCGGTGCCATGCTCCCTTGCTCCACAAGCCTCTTGATGGCTCCAATGCTATCCTGAAGCGCCATCGCTTCGATCTGTTGAACCTGCGGACTCGGCGGGTCGGGCTTAGGCACGCCCTGCTGTTGGCTTTCCATTTTCAACTTAGCCATCGTTCCAGAAACTTGCGACTGGTAGTCGAGCGCGAGTCTCTTGTACGCGATCACATTCGCCCAGCCGAGCGGATTGTCATCTTTCACGTCCGAATTCTCCCGGCAGAATTCGTCCACGGTCGGGAGGAGGATAGTGTAATCCTCGACCCACTTATCGGGCGCCAGTGACGGCGAGAACATCGGACTCCCGTCGTCCGGATCGGTCATTTGCTGGCCATTCGGCCCAATCTTCGGAGTTGGCGGGGCCTGAAGCAGCTTTCGAATGTCTTGAAGCGTCTTCGATCGCTGCGCGGCACCGGGGGCAACCGATCCCGGCAGGCCCCAATAGTCATTCAGCAACTGCTGGTTGGCGGTTTCGTCGAGCCAGGCGATCGCGGCCGGATTCTGCTTCTCGGCCATCTCCATGATGGTTTCGCACCACTGGCGCTTTTGCTCAGGCGACATCGGCAGGCCTTCATCCGTGTTCGCCTTGACCCGGACCCTGCCTTGCATCTCGTCCAGATGCACGTAGTTGTTTCGAAACTCGCTTCCGTTCTCCTCGATAACCTGCCAAAGAGAGCCGGTGTAAGAGATGTTCTGCTGGAGGCATTCGATAGCGTTCTGGCCGGCTGAAGCGTGCTCATCCTTGATGGCCTCGTAGATGTCTCCGAGCGGGCCCATGGCCTGGTCAAGCATCTGCTTCTGACCCTTGCCCGTCTCGACGCCCGGGGTTGTGCCGGTGCCAGAGACCTGCGGCGGGATACCGGAGATGATCTGGCAGTAGTTCCAGAGCCGGTCGAGGTAATTCATCAACCCGGGGTCCATCTGGAACGAGAAGTGAAAAACGGCGTTCGCCAGGGGCTGCGTCACGCCCTCGCCAATCGACGGCGTGGGGTTGAGTACGCCTCCGGTGAGCGGCTTGCCGTTGAGCTGGCGCGTATCGAGGCGCCGCGGGTCAACCATGGTGATGCCGGTCGAGCACCGCTCCATGTAGTCGTCGAGGATGTTGTTGATTGCGTTGAACCGCTCGTTGAACGGGACCACGTTGTCGGCCACACTCGGCGGATAGAGACCATAGCCGCGATGCAGTTTGCAGCAGGACCATTCTTTGATCAGGACCGCCTTGTCGACCGAGAGCACCAGCGGCCCCCACATCGAGAGCTTCATCCCATAGGGGTAAAGCGTCTGCAACTGCTTCACAAAAGCGTCATCGTTCTGGATCCGGTAGTAAGAATTGGGCTGAATCCAGTGAATCGAGAATGTTCCGCGAGCGGTGAAGATGTCGGCCGTTACCGAGAAGGACGACGAATAGAGCATCGTCCGGACCAGCCTGTCATAGCTCGCGTTGGTGTCGGTCGCGCTCTCGACGCCCTCGGCAATCTCTGGGGCCATGTCGGGGAACGTCGCGCGAATGTCTGAGGCGTCGGCCTCCCACTCGAGCGTGAGCAGTGGAACGTCCTCGAGAAACTCTTTGGTCGGGTCCGTGTCGACGTTGAGCGGAGAATAGACGGACCACTTAGGCAGCCCGTTCGGCTTCTTTCGCGTTCCGGTCTGGCCGATAACCGAGGATGCCTCGCCCTCCTGGAAGTCCTGCAGACCGAGCGGGGCGCCGCAACTTGGGCAGGACATCTTGCCCGATTGCGCTACCTGGTCCTCGGTCGAATCGGTCCCGCAGTTGAGGCAATGGAAGTGATCGGGAAGCGGTACGCTGACATCTCCGAAGACCGGCTCCTCCTTGTAGCCGACCCATGCGCCATCGACGACGAAGCGTGTCCACTTGAAATAGACGCCGTAGAGGAAGAGGTATTGCGACTCAAGCCCGAGCAAGCCCTTTGTCTTGTTCGCCTCTTCGATGATCGAGATGGCCTGCTGCGCGGCCTTGGCTGTGGTCATGTCGGCCAGGTTCTCAGCGTTCTCGGGGCGAATCACGACGGGGGGAACAGCGCGCGCGACCGCCGCGGCGAAGTTCCGCCGGCAGGTCTGGGTGATGTTGTTGACGTACTTCTCGAGGTAACTGTAATCCGATTCCTGATTGTTTTGGCGATACCACGCAACGGCATCGAAGTAGGTTCTTGTGATCGGATCCCAGCCAAGAATCTGCTTGCCCTTGTCGTATTCGGTTGATTTGAGCCAGTTAGGCATCTTCATGATGCGATCGGTAGCCCACTGGGTACGGAATGGCTGGATGATCTCAAAAACGATGCGCTGCTCTTGCTCGGAGGTCAGGCCCGACTTTCTTTCCTGCTCCTGTTTGTCGCCGCGAAGGGGATTTTGCGCATTGTGCTCAGCGATTTTGGGCGGAGCATCCGGTTGCTGTGGCATCTGCCCGGGTTGGGGAACCGCAGCCGGATTAGTTGCCATTCACTTCCCGCTTGATCCTTGTCATTCTCTCCCTGGCTTCCGCAAGGTCCTCGGTAATGCTTCGCGCGCCCGGGGTTCTGGCGCGTTCAAAAGCTGCCTTGTTAGCTTCGCCCATGACGACCGCCAGCGTCGGCTTGCCTGGAATCGGCTGGACTTTCGAAAAGTCTGTATTCTCAGTCAGTGCCAGTGGAACCGGCGCCTCGCGCAACTGCGGAATCAGGATCTCGCGCAGTTCCTTGTTCTCGGCCTGGAGGCGCGCGATCGCCTCCTTGGCGTCCTCAAATCTCTCGCGGCTGACCCAGGGCCATTTCATGCGAGCCGTCCTGGATGCGCTACGCGAATGTGCTGATTAAAGAAGCCTCCGAGGCTGCTGGCTTTCTGCATCGCCTCAAACTTCTCTTTCGAGACGCCCGAGTGCACGTAATGCTTGCCCGTCTTCGTGTAGACATGAAGCGCCTTGCCGTCGTGCTCGATTCTCGCGATCCAACTGGATTCAGACATTTAGTTGTACTCCGTGACCACGAGGCTGGTTGCTGTAGCCGACGCCGACCGCACCTGAATCATCGTCGTGGCCGGCAGGGTGCCGACGATTCCAAGCAACGGCTGCCCGAGCTGGCCGATGATTACGCCATCCTTTCCATCGGTGCCGAGCGGACTGCCGAGCACAATCGGCAGATGTGCGTCTCCAATGATCCCCTCAAAACTGGCCACCGCGCGGAAGACGGTCGTAAAGCCGTTTGGCGTGTCGTCGTTGGGGAGTCTATAGTCAATCGCCCCCTGGGGAACGTTGGCCACCCCGGCCGCTGTGACCTGGCTCTCGTCGATCACAAGGCGACGCACCGAGCTCTTGGCCAGGATGTTGACCCACGCGCCCGCGGTTGCATTTATGTCCAGGATGTAGCGATTACCCTGAAAGCCTGGCTGGCTCATTGGCTTATCCCTCCCTTGACGATCCGCTTGCCCGCCTTGTGCTGTTTCTTGGCCTTATGGAAAAAGGTACAGCACCCGTCCGGCGAGACGATCACACGTCCGTTTTCCGTCTTTTTTCGCTTACTCTCGACCATCATAGTTGCCTGTCCGCAAGATCCAGCGCGAAGGTACTCACACGTCCGGCACGTAAAGGGCCCGTCCTCCGAGTATCCGGTTTTCGCTTCGCCCTGAATGTCTGGCATTTAGTTCTCGTGCATCGTCTGCGGGAACCCGCCGATGGTGAGTTGATCATTCCACGTCTTTTTGTACTGGTAGGATGCGGAATGCCAAAAGCTGCGCTGGAACGTGGGCACCAACGTCTTAACTTTGGCCGTCGTCTCTGCAATGACGTGCACTTGGTAGAGCGCCGTCCTTTCCTCTGGCGATGCAGCGTCTGACTTGGCCACTCCCACCGTCGGACCCGGGGCTGGAGAATTGGCCGTCAATACTCCGATGACCGTCTCGATGCCAGCCAGGATGATGTTGACGAGGGTCTCCACGTTGGCCGGAATAGGCAGGGTGGCAAATACGGTCTGGAAGTCTCCGATTAGGGTGAGCACGTTTTGGGCTGGAGTGCCGCTCTTCCAGCCCTGGACGGCCACCAGCGCGGCGTCATAGGCGGCGATTGCCGCCTGGCCCTCCGGAGTGTCCAGAAGCTTGGCATAGGTCAGCAGTGACTTCAGGGTGGGTTCGATGGCTGCCATCAGGCTAGCGGCCGTCTTTGTCGCATTTACACACATTGTGATTACTCCTTTTCTATTGAGGTGACTAGAAAACGTTGGGGTCGAGCATTGGAATGGGTGCCTCGCTGATCTGAATCTGCACCCGGTAGTAGTAGACGGAGGCCGCGAATGGAGCGAGAGCGCCTTCCCATTGGAGTTGAGGATGAAGGCCGGCGGTCCATGTGGTAGCGATCAGGGGCAGGTTCTGAAAGTTGGGCCCTGGTACGAAGGCTGTCTCGGCATTGCATTGCAACCCAGTGACGCTCCATTTGGTGTCTGCCCACGCGCGAATCTGGAAGACGTTTATTTTTCCTTCCTGTGCGGTCTTTGGAACGTAACCGGAATTAACCCATCCCTTCCCGTCCGGATCCAGTTGCCATGCTCCAGTGTCGGGGCGTTGCTGAGTAGATACGTTGGCCTGATTGCCGATTGTCGGCTTACCATTGGCGTCGAGCGATCCTAGCGGCGGTGCGAAGAGAGTCTCCTTCAAGTCAAGCTCGTTGCGCTGTACAGGCTGCTTGGGCGCGGCGGGGATGAATTGCTTGACATTGAAGGCGCTGTAGGCGAACTTGCGCGTTGGGTTTGCATACTGGCTTGCGGGGATGTCCACCGAGAGCAGTCCGCCTGCCATCTCCTGAGAATAGCGGCCGGTGAAGACGAGGGCTCCGCTAGTCGGATCGTAAATGCCGGTCATGGAATCGAAGGGTCTCGGGTTAACACTCAAGTCAGAGCGCGGATGCCAGAGGTCTAATTCCAGATGATCGAAGGTGATGGTTTCGATACTCATGGCAGAACGCCTCTCGAATTCATTGATTATTTCCTTTCATGAAAGCTTATCCTTCTCTTCCTTCACTCCCGCGGCATGAGCGGCAGCTTTGGTGAGTTCAAGCAACTGATCCATGCGGCTGTTGATCTGGTGGTGAACATCATTCAGTTTGACGTTGGTATCGTCCGTCTTCTTGGTGTTTGTCCGAAGGTCTTCCTTGGCGGCCTTGAGGTCTAAATGATTTAGAATGCCGATCACCGCCGCGCTCAGTGCTGCGATAGTCGGCCCAATCCACGTTAGATCGGACATCAGATTCGTCCTCCCTTTCGGATATATTCCTGCAGCATCTTTTCCTGTTCGGGCGTTAATGGTTTAGGCTCGACATTCTTCCGCGCCGGCTTCTTCGACTTAGGCTTCTTCTTCCCCATGATCAGCGCAAGTTCCTTTTTTCATTGAATCTTAACTCCTCCACCGGTGATTGTTACTGGCCCTGTGATGGTGACACCATCCCCAACCGGCGGCGGAGGAGTTATCGGGATAAAGGTCGCCGTCACGGTGCAGTCGTTCGCAGGCATCGTGCCGTTGTAGGTTGCGCCCACCAGCGTGCCGCCGCATCCGGTGGCGGTCGAAACGGCATACCCGATTCCAGGCGTCAACGTGCAGGCATAGGCGGTGCCACCGACGTGACTGCCGACGCACCCCGCAACGGATCCTGCTCCGGTGATGCTAGCCGAGATATTGAAACTGGGCGGCGGGGTTACTGCGAAAGTCGCTGCCACGGTGCAGTTCGAGGCCGGCATGATTCCGCTGTAGTTGCCACCTGAAAGCGCTCCACTGCAGCCCGTAACGCTTGTGGTGAAATATCCTGGGGCCGGAGTCACTGTGCAGCCATAAGCGGACCCAGAAGACAGCGTGCCTGCGCACCCGGTAACCGTTCCGCTGCCGGTAACGGAATTCGAGAGGGTAAAAGTCGCTCCCACGGACAGAAGAACAGGCTGATTCGACAGGGTAGCCGTGCCCGAGACGGTAGTAATCGTACCTGCCAGGCTCTGCTGCTGCGTGAACGTGGTCGCATACGGGGCATTGCCCAGCCAGCCGGTAAACCACGCAAGCCGCTGCGGAGATCCCGAGGCGACAAGGTCGACCGTATAGATATTTCCTCCAGTTACGGCAGTGCTTACCATGGGGCCTATAAAAGAAGCCGCGGACAGCCACGCCTTGGTTTGAATGAATGCAGCATTTACCGATGTTGGTCCGGATGGAATCGTCGAGGTTGGTGGAGTGCAGCCGCCGTTTATCCCGTCTCCAAACTGAGTCCCCCAGCACCGATCCTGCCACGAATACCAGAGCGAGTGCACCGGCTTAGAGCCACTGGCCGGTGTGGCCGCGAGAGCGATCATGTGCCGCGATGTGTAGGCTGCCCTGAGGAACTTAGTGTTGGCGGAAGTGTCAGAGACGCCGTCAGTCATCGCTGAGTTGATTCCGAACCCGCCCTCGGTCTGCCAGACGGGGAGCGCTGAAGCCCATGAAGCGATCGCGGGGTTCCCAAGAATGGCTGGCGAGTAGAGCGTTGCAACCTGGTCCTTGATGGCCGTACGGCAAGAGCTATTTGGAGCTCCGGTACATGTTCCGCTTCCGTGGGCTACGAGATCCTCGGGAAAGGGAGCGGTGGCCGGAAATGTGATGGTCGTTCTCGCGGGGTAAGCGTGCCACGAAACCGCATCCGGCAGATGAGGCAGAGAGTAAAACACGGTCGTATCTGATTCGATGTGGGCCGTGCCGCTGGTCGGCGCTGTGGTCTCGTCAATCTGGACCTGTATGTCAGGGCCCGCAGCGTAAGTGTGGTTGTCAACAGGGATAAATCCTGCTGCTAGCCCAGTCACCGCATCCACGAGGCGATAAGTGATCGGCGTCGCCCCTGCGGTCACATCATTCAGGCTCAAAGCATCGTAAAATGCGCAGTTAGTTGGGCTGGTGAACGTGCAGCCGGGGTTGCGATGGCCATACTGCCGAATGTGGTACCAGTGCCCTGAGATTGCTGTAAAGGTGGTTAGATCGGGATGGGTGGCGGTCACGTCGATGCCGCGAAAATCCTGCCATGATAGGCAATTCTGGCCACAATACTGAAGTGTGTGCGAAGCGCCGTTGTACTGGAAACCCCAGCCCGTATAGGCGCACTCCCCAGCAGCATAAGCAGCAGCACTGCAGTTGTAGTTCACGTCCGCCTCAAGGTTGTGGATCGTGGCGACGTTGGGAATCATGAAGTAGAAGTCGCGGTAGTAGAATCTGGCGTTATCGAGGTCAGCGGAAACCGTCGGATAATCTCGTGGCCAGAGCACGTCCGCATTTGGGAACCCTGCCGCCGTCGACACGCCGAACACTGCACTACTCGAAGGTTTACATGGCGATGGCGCGAGTCCGGGCACAATGGTGGGCAGATTCCGGTTCGGGTCTCCGGTGCAGATGCCGTCATCAGCCGTGCCGCCGTAGGTATCGCTCAACGTGGCCGGTGAGTCTGTTCCCCCTGCTCCCAGCCCATTATTCACAGGCGCTATGCCGACTCCCGAGTTGGTTGCCACCACCACGCCCAGATTAGGGCCAGGGGGAGTACGGCTCATTGCCAGCGTCTTGGCGGCGGTGGTGCAGTAAAGCTGCCCTACGGGCACCCCCGCGGGCTGGGGCACCCCTCCTGAGTAGTCAGTTATGCAGTTCGTGAGTTGCTTGCCGACCGGAGTAACAACTATGCCGGTGGAGTTGGCATTGCTCGAAAACGTGGTGCTGATAACCGGTACGATCGCGCCCCAATCAGCGAGACCGGTTTCGAGCGCCGTAATCCACGAGCCGCCCGAGCCGTCTCCGCCAGCCGAAACCGATCCTCCGATGATGGTGCAGTCTCCGCAATAGAGCCGAATGATTGCTGCCTTGTCCTCGAGCATCTTCGCCAACTGCACGTAGGTCCCGCCCCAGTAATTTCCTACATTCCATTCGTTCCAGCCCTCGAATACTTTCAGAGTACAGGCACCTATAAGCGGACTCGATGGCGCAGCCGACACACCGCACACATGGCGCATGATAGCGGTCACGGCTTCCTTGTACTGGCAGTTGGTGGTATTCACTCCAGAGAGAACGTTCTGGCAGTTTGCGTAGGTGTTAATATCCGTCGGCGGCGTGAATAGGTTGCCCGTTCCGTTGGCCCAGATGGGAACATAGCGATCGGTGTAGATCGGGAACGAGCCGGGGTGCGCCACGTCCGAGGCCACGAAGGCATCGATCACCGCGTAATTGAAGGTTCCGCGCACTGGCTCGATACTTCTCCAGTCTGCCGGGCAACAGATACGATCCGCAGTTGGAAAGGGATTCGTGGTTTGCGTAGACGCAGTACGAGAGATCGATTGAACAGTTTGACCCCATGCCGACGAACCTAGTAAAACGATGATCATAAAGAAACGCATTTAACCCTTTAGAACGCCGTGCAAGCAAAGTCAATCACGTCACTGGCTACCGCGGTTGCTGGCACCGTCAGAGTGGCCGTAGTCGTGTTATTTGTCGAGAAGTAAAGGCCAGTATTGCCTGCGGCCGTCGTCTCATCATTGGCGCGACACGACCAGCCATTCGCTGCCGTGAACCCGCTGGCGCCGTTCATCGTGATTACCACCGTGCAAGCGCTCGCACCGATGGTGAACTTGCCGGCCGACGCGCCGCCCACGGTCGCGGTGATGGATGTGCAGCCGGTTGCTGTGAACTTGGTGCCCAGGGACTCAAAAGCCACACCAGCCACTGTTCCAAGCGAATTGCATGTCTGACTGGTGGATGCTGCCCATACTCCGGCGGTGCTGCGGCACCAGGCCGTGTCGCTAGATGAGCCGATGGCATAGCTTCCAGCGTTTTGGGTGTTCCTATACGTGGACGTAGTGATAATCGTCCCAGCAGAAACCACCGACCCGGCGTTTGACACTGCGAATACACTGTTGGCGGCTGAGCCGTTTAGCCGAAAATCGATGTAGTTGCCGGTGAACCCGGATGGCGCATTAACGCCAAGGTAAGTGCCGTTCGCACTCCAGGTGGTAGCCGCCGCCGCACCGCTCGCGGGTTGAATGAACAAGTAGGGGAAAGTCGTAGTCCCGGTGCCGCCCGTGAATAGCGTGGCGTTAGAGAATATAGCCGAAGTCGAAGCCGCTGGCGTGTTGGTTACTGTCGAGCCTCCGCTCAGGTTGGCCGCCGTGGTTGCTGACGTCGCCGTGGTCGCCGTGGTCGCGGATGTGGCCGTAACAGCCGCATTCGCCGTGCAGGCGGTGCACGTTCCGGTGAGGTTGGTTATCACGCCGGATGCGGGAGTACCGAGCGCCGGAGTGACGAAGATCGGAGAAGTGAATGTAAGCCCGCTGGCGAAATCGGCATTGACGAGCGCGCGGTAGGTGGGCGCCGCCGCCGCGCCGGTTGTAGGGCCAGCGAGGACAAGATTCGCCGCCGCTGTAGATAGCGCGAAGGTCAGCGCCGGGGTAGTGGTAGCGGTCGCCACGGAAGTCGTGAACAAGGGTGAGAGATTGCCTGCCGAGAACGATGTAACGGTCCCGACTCCGCCTCCTCCACTGAAAGTGCAGGGAACAACTGCATTCGAGACGATCGTATAACAGGTAAAGGCGGGAGGCCTGAACGCCAAGGCTGCACCGCTGCCAGTCGGAAACGGATTTCCGGACGAGTCGTAGAGTAGCATCGGAGGCGGCGTGAACTGCGCTCTTGCGGTCTCCGCCAGAGCCAGAACGACGAGCAGGATCCACTTGTTCATGTATTTACCTCTAGTTCGCGTTGTCGATGACGCACTGATACGTTCCGGCGAGCGTTCCACTTGTGGGCACATTGACGGTAAAGCCTGTCGTCCCGAGAGCGGTTGCAAACGGCGTTCCGGTTGTCGCCGCGCTTGCCGATGGCGTCACGGAGCAGCTTGTCGGCGTGGATCCCATAGCAGACGAGAACGTCACAGCAACCGATGTGGCCGACGAGATTGACCATGTTCCGGAGCGGATCGGCGTAAGTTGCGACGTAAATGCGAAGGTCCCGGTGGCATCTTGTAACGTGAATACGCGGGCTGCCGTGAAGGTTCCCGTTATCCTCCCAGTGCCGCTGCCCTGCGTTCCGATGTAGATACCCGGGATGGGCTTGGCTGTTGTTCCCAGGGTTCCGGTGGTGTTGGCCGTATTGGGAAGGAAGTCGCCGGAGGAATCCCAGTTCCACTGCACCGTTCCGCCGACCTCGATCTGTACACCGTTTGTTCCATCGCCAGTACCGAGGGTCATGCTTTGCGCTGCCAAAGCCCCCGCCCCATGATTCAAGAGCGTGTCCCCGGTCCCCGTAGTGTTGATTTCAAAGTATTGTTTATTGGTGCCGTCATCGCTCTTGTAGACCCTGGTCGTGCAGGCGGCAGTGGGCAATCCATTCACCAGCACGCCGCAATAGGTAGCCAAGAGCCCGCTTACCCGCAGGAGATTAAGGTCTTTGTGAACTGTGTCAAGCGTAAGCTGATCAGCGAATGTGGGTCCGGAAGGCTGAGTGATGATGTCGCCCTGATCGCGGATGTAGTCTCCTCCCGGGGTGGTAGCCGGTATTTGAGGATTGGTCGCCACGGCCCAGACCTGCGTATTGGCATCACAGGAGCCAGCATTCGAGACCGTCAGGGTGGGAGCCAGCATGCCATCGACTTGCGCGGTTCCGGTCGCTGGCGTGACGCAACCTCCAACACAGTTGTACGTCATGGTAGGGCTGAAAGAGTAATTGCTGCCATGCTCATTGTCTCTAATCGTGCACCGCATCACTCCCCACACCACATTTGGAACCGAGATCGAGCCGATGTTTGTCGGGGTCAAGACTGGAGTGCAAGCGGCCCCCGATCCGGTTGAATCGACAAAGGTCGCTGTGACTCCACCGGGAGGTGTGCTCCCAGGCGTCCATGCGCCATAGTTCCCTGCTGTAGTTATTCTGGTATTGCGGATGCCTAACGTTGCTGTGGCTGTGGCGACAGGGTGGGTGAGGCAAGTTGGTGCAACTCCGCCAATAACCTTCGTGCTGTATCCTGATCCGCCCGACGTGACTGTGCACGAGTCCGGCACGCCGGCTGTCAAGTGTACGGTAAACGCTCCGCCGCTGCCCGTCCCTCCCTGCGTATCCTGCACTGAGGTCAGAGGGGGATATGTATACGGTCCACCCGCCTGCGTTATGGTACAACCTGAAGGAACATTCAGCACTCCATTGGTCTGCGTCAGGGTCACGAGCGTGGGCTTGAGCCATGCTGCATCGCCCCCAACAATGGTGATTCCCGGCGCGGCCAAATACCCATAGCCCTGATGACTCAATGGAAATGAGGCGATCGCTACCTGCCCGCCGCCGAGAGAAGAGAATGTGGGCGCACCAAAGATCGCACCGGCTCCCTGCGCATAGGCTGTGTAATTTCCGAATGAAGAAACATGCAGCGCTTCATTCTGCATAGCCTGAACTGCGGTGTGGTTGGGGTAGCTCAGGTCGACAAATGAGTTCGTCGGGTCGAGGCTCGCATTGGGAAGATCGTCGCTTGAAGCGGTTGGATAAGCAGCGTCCGCAAAGAAGTCTCCGCGGAAATAATCGTTGGTGTGAGTGATGTTGATGCCCGCTGTAGTACCGTCCACATACTGCACATGGGGGGCGTAAGGGGTTGGCCCCGGCCATGAAGTATTGAAGGTATATCCACCTGACGTGTGAACGAAATTGGTGTTGCTCCACGTGTTTACGTTGGTGACGTTGCTCATGATGATGCTGGCTGCCGCGTTAGAGTCAAAGGCGGTTTTGGCAATAATATAGTTGTAAGGCCCAGCCGCTCCGGGTCCGTCGCCGCGTCCAATCCAGACGCCCGGACCAAGAGGGTTCGAGCTGCATGTAGCTTGGCTGGCAAACGACGTTCCATTCAGTTCGGATACCGCGTTGGCGAGGGATACCGGCTGTCCGCATCCATTGAGAGCAATCGAATTGTTGTACATCGTGTTGGTTGGTGCTCCAGTCCATCGCACCCCGCCGAGCGAATTGTAGGTGACGATGTTCGATAGATCGCCGCCGAAAGTTGTCTGCGAACCGTGCAGGTTCGCTCCCCATCCTTTGTTGAATTGAATGTAATCTCCGTCGATCCTGATACCGTCTCCGCCAGTCAAATCTCCATTGGAACTGAGGTCCAGCCGTGACGGCATGATGATTCCATCGCCCGACATGTACTTGATGGTGTTGGACAAGATTGCGACTTTCCAGCTTCCCTCGACCGAAATCGCTGAAATGCCGTTATAGATGTTCCATGTCCATGCCGGAGCAGCGACGTAAGCGCAGCCAGGCTCGCTAGCTGTCGGATTGGTCTCACATCCATAAGGCGTCATCTCGAAGCCTTCAATCCTGCCATCCATCTGGAAATGCGGCGCATCCGCAGCGGTAATTACGCCTTGCACGTCGATCATGGACGGCGCCGGATAAGCCGTAGCGCCTTGGAATGTGACGCTGGTTGGAACAGTGAAGCTCGACAGCATCAGAAGCTGGGTCTTGCCGTGACCCGCGCCTTGAAATATAGGCCCTCTGGAGTAGGTGCCATTTGTCGGCGGACGGGTGTAGTACATCAGCGGAGCGGAGATGCACCACTTGCCTGCTGGAAAGATGACCGGAGAGCCACCTGAAGCATCTATGGCTGCTTGAATCGCAGCGGTCGAATCGAAGGGAGTTGCCCCCGAGCAAGATTGCGCACCATACGCCTGAATGTTGTATACCTGCCCACCTTTGTCGTAAACGGCTGCGACGGCATAGGAAGCGCCAACGCATCCGGTCAGCGAACCGCAATTGGTGTTACCAGCTCCCGCTGTGTAACTGTTCGCCGTAAGGTCGCCTGCCAGGTCTGTAGTTACGTCGGGATGGCCTTGGATCGTCGGCTGCGTGCCCCCTAAAGGATAAAAGCCAAGATCGTACTGAGTAGAAGGAATAACGTTTCCGTTCCCTCCTGGAGTCGTCAAGAGCACATATTCAGATGTGGGTCCATCCCATTTGTAACTGTCGATCGGAACAGTTCGCTGATCGACAATCGTCACATTTGGGCTGCCATGTGCCGCCAGGATCATCGCCGTCGTTCCGCCAAGCCGGCCCCAGTCCGGTGTCAGGATGACTTGATAAGCCATGCCCTGGGCGAAGTTGATCGCCTCCTGGAGTCCCGCGGTCGCAGACTGGATCGTGAAGTTTGAATGCGGGTTGACTGTGGTCACGGTGATCGAACAGCCCGATCCGCTCACTCGTACCGCCGTGGGTGTCACGATCTCGGTATTCGATGGCGTATTGTCCTTGATCGTGATCGGTGTGCCGACGGCGAAAACTGGCGACAGGACGAGGCCAGACGCAGATACCGTGCAGAATGACGGTACCGACCATGAAAACTGCCCTGTATTGCCTTGGGGGACCTGCCACTGACCAAAATTCGAGGCGTACAGCAGGCCCGAGAAATTAGCCGGCCCGAGTTGAGGCTGCCCGGGTGGTCCTCCCTGGGCAAAGCTCGAGTGAGCCAAGCTCAGACCTAACCAGATGATGAGAAAGAGTCGTTTCATGCTATGCTTAGCCCATGCCTAAACAACCAAAGTATAGTTTGGTTCCATCGTGCGACGGAGCGTGCTACATCATCGGGTCCGACGCGAGCATCCATAGGATCAGAGAAATCAAAACTTGCCCTTCTAGCAACAAAAGATACAACGTGTTCAATTTCTTTGGTCCGGACGGAAGGAAAACCCCGCGCTTTGTTCACCATCTTGTCGCTGAGTGCTTTCTTGGGCCTAAGCCTGAAGGACTCCAAATCAACCACAAGGACGGCAACCGTTTCAACAATGCCGCAGATAACTTGGAATACGTGACTCCAAAGGAAAACACGCAGCATGCGATCCGTCTTGGATTGCGTGAACCTAAAACCGCAGAGCACATGAAGAAGATGCATAAAGCATGGAAAGGCAAGCGGCATTTCGCTCCTATCCGCAAGTTTACGGACGAACAGGCCTTGAACATCATCGCGGCGTTTCGATCTGGAAGAACAATGACGGCAATTGGTCAAGAGTTTGGGTGCTCCCATAGCTCTGTTAATCGCATCGTGAACGGAAAGATCGTCTACCAGTATCTTGATCGAAGCTAAGGCACAGTCACTGCGCTCCAGACGTTGGTGCTTCCGCATACGTAGAGCACGGTGCTCGCGCTCACCGCCGACGTATTCACGTCGAGAGATCCGACCGTGCAGTTAGCCGATGGCACGCCCGCGGTTGCGGTGATGGTGACGCCGGCCCCGACACTGCCAGATGCGAGCGCCGGCGTTGTCCCGGTATAAGTTGCAAGCGTGGCCGTGCGCGCATCGAGAATCGACGTATTCGCGCCCGCGATGGCCGCCGTGACCATCGCTGTCGTGCCTCCCATCGTCTGCCAGTCGGGAGTCAGAACCACCACAGCCCTCGAAACGCCAGCCCAATTCAGCGCCTCCTGGAGTCCAAGAGTGCCGGATTGCAGGTAGTACGTCACGTGCGTGTGGGTTGCAGGCAGGCCCACCGAGCAGCCGGCGCCGACATAGCTTGCGATGCTGGGCGTCACCGTCTCCGTGTTGGCCGGCGTCCCGATGTCGACAATCGTGATCGGCGCGCGTGTCGAGAATAGCGGAAAGACAACCCCGCCCGAGGTTCCATAGCACTGCCCGGGATTGTCCCACCTGGTTCCCGACGGCGTGGGCGCAATCGTCCAGTGCGCAAAGTTCGATGCATACAAAAGCCCGGCCACATCTGCATCACCGTTGGCCTGGCTGGTAACAGATGCGGTCGGGCTCGTGGTTTGGCCTGCAATTGCAAGTGGCAGAGCCAGAAATACAGCGAGTAACGCGAGTTTTTTCATGGCTGGCTCCTGTTTTTACTTGCAGTTGTAGGTGAAGAAATACTGTGTTGACGCAACCGGCGCCGTGGTGGCCACGGTCACGGTCAGGATGCGCTGAAACGTGGTCGTCGATCCAGACGAGCTCATCGCGCTCGTGAATGTGGTGTAGGCATTCGCACCGCTCGAGGTCACAACGCACGTTCCAGCATATTGCGGTCCGCCAGCCGACACCGCCGGCCAGGTCTCCGTAAAGAGTGTGCCTGTCGTGGTCGCCGTTCCGGTCAGCACGCTGGCAGTGCCGGCGATCGCCGTCGAGGATCCAGTATTCGAAACCGTCGGAGCTGAGCCAGCACCGGCCCCAGCAGCAATCGTCGGCGCCGTATTCTTCGAAAGCGCGTTAGTTGAGGTAAACGCCGTGCCGCTCCACACGTAGAAAGTGACCGGCGCAGTCGTAATATCCTCAACCAGCGTCGTCATATCCCCAACGGCCGCGGCCAGAATCGTTGCCCCATTCGTGCCCGGAATGTTGTTGGCCTGCGCCCACCAGTTGCGATCGAGCAAGATCAGCGACGGTATCGCCTGGCCCTTGAGGACATTCAGCGCCTCCTGTAAGCCAGCCGTACCTGACCTGAGCTGATAAGTGAAGTGATTGTGTGTCGGCGCGATCGCGACTCCGCAACTGCCGGCCGTGTTGACGATCGAGGTTGGGGTCACAACCTCCGAATTCGCCGTATTCGAATCGGCAATCAACACTGGAGCATTGGTCGCAAAGTCAAAGAATGTAACATTCTGCCCCTGGCTGTTGCAGAGGCTCCGCCCCTGGTAGATGTAGGTGTTTGGGCTCTGCTGATTGATCGACCAGAGCCCGAAACTGGTCGCAAAGTACCATGGCGCCGTGAATGGCGTGGTTGCGGTTTGCGCGTCGGCCATAGGAGCAACGCTCCCCATGGCGGCCAGCAACAGGAAGATGCTGAGAATCCTTTTCATGACTCGTTTGCTCCTTTGGATTATGTGTTTGTGGTGGTGGTTTTTAGTGGACCCGAATGCCCGTATCTGTGGTGGTTCCGCAGTTTGCTGCATTGACAGTCAGAGCTCCGACCGGCAGAGCGCCGGCCGTAGCGCAGCGATACATGGTTTGCCCGCCTCCGGCGACGGTCGTGTTTCCGAGGATGGTTGTGTTCCCGGTGCAGTCTACCCGCAATAAGTTCAGGCTGCCTGCGGTGTCTTGCACATCAAGCGCCGTGCTGGCCGTTGATCCGCAATGTGTTGTCAGGAACCCAGCGTCTGGAAAGCCGAGCTGGCCAGCGTCTACTCCCGCGAAGTTCCCCCCGACGCCCTGAAAAACCGTTCCAACGACGCTTGTATAGGTGTTATTGGCTGCGGTGAGGGTAGAAGCCTCGTTATAAAAGACGTGATCGCCAATGTTCGTGAAGGCTGTTCCTGTCACCGTCCAGCGACCCTGGGTAACAAGCGCCTCGTGCGCGATGTTGGTAAATACTGAATTGGTCAAGACAACATCATTGCCGCTGGCGCTCGATGCTCCGAACCCTTGGTAGTAGTTATTGCAGATCAGATTGCCGACCGTGATCCTGCTGGTTTGGTTTTGAAGGCTCATACAGGACCCTGAAGACCCAGTCGTTTTATAGTCGATAGTCCCATTGACAATGGTCACATTATTCAGGCTGGTCGACCCGCCATCGAGCAGAATTCCAAAATTCGCCATCGCACCGATGGTGAAATCAGACAAAGTGAGATACTGGTTAATCTGATCCTGCGCGGAGATGATCATTCCATTAGAATCTCCCGGTGCCGCCAGCGAATCGAGAGTGATGTGCGAGAGTATGTTTGAACTGGATGGCGCATAAGGGTCAGATTTGACAATAAACGAGTCGACCGAGTGTCCTCGCTCGTAATCTCCATCCCACACCGAGTTGGTTCCTTTGAGAATCGAGCCATGCAGGTTATAAACTCCGGACGTGTTGTGCACGTAGGCGTGATCCACATTCTCCACAAGGAACACATGATAAGGGGCAGAGAGGTTATAGCCGAGACCTACAACATTTTCAATTATCGGTGACTCAATCTGCGGAGCACCTATAACTTGACCGCTATTTGAAAGGCTCAACACATCAGCCGGCACGCCTCCGTAGGTCGCATTCACGAATGCAGGTCCAACATCGATGCCTAGATTTCGAATGGTGAGGAAATTGGCGCCCTGGATTGCCGCCACGGTGCCTTGAATGATGGTTCCGCCGACCAGCGCCGTCGGAGCGGTCGGAGAATTGAACCACGGCATGCCTGATCCCTCAATATCGACATGCGCGGTAGAGATGGCCGGATTCGATTGGTCAAGGCCGCTCCGATAGGTGCCGATTCCGAGCATCACCGTTCCGCCCCCTGTTGGCAGGAGCGCTATGCACGCAGCTACCGTGCTTATCGTCGGACAATTCACTGCCGGCGCAGCAGATCCGGTCACCGTAATGCTGCCCACTTCCAAATTCCCGGTGATGTGGCCTGACCCGGCAAACAACTCATACGCCCCCAGGCTCAGCGGGCCCGAGATCGATTGCAGCCCATGGCTGGCAGGCTGAGCGAGAATCGGAACCGGATACGTCACCACGCCGTGGTAGTAGGGCAGGCCGTTGGCTAAATTGATCGTCGATCCCGGGCCCAGCAACTGCCACTGCATCGGGAAGCCAGGAACAGCATTGCCGCTTGAATCGGTCATCGATGCCTTGTAACCGGTCCCAGTCGGCCAGATCGCATCATTGGCCACCACCTGGCAGAGTGTCGTATTCGTCGAGGATGGCGCCGCTCCGGTTACCAGGGCCGCGGACTGGACGTAGGACGCTGATCCGCTAGTTTGGCCCTGCAGCGTTTCTCCGCCGGAGGCAGTACCGATGAAGACGTCCATGCCCACCGCATTTGTTGGCACACCGCTTGCGGGGGGATTCACAACCAGCGCCGAGGTCGCGCTAATGCGCGTCTCCGGGCTGGCCAGCGTGACATGGCCGGCGGCGTCGTACCACTCGTAGACGGTGTAGTAGGTTCCGGCAGGCAGAGAGCCTGACCCGCCCGATGTGTCGATGGTCGCGGTCAGAGGATTCGGAATTCCCACCACAGACCCATCCGTCGAGGTCGCACACGTTACCGGCGTAGCGATATCGATCGCGCAGCCCTGGATAAAGCCGGCCTGCGATGGGGTAAGGGTCAGGATGGAGTTCGATGATGGGGTGCCGTTGGCGCCGCGGAGGCTGCCGGTCAGCGTCACCTGTGAATTGGTGAAGCAAGTCTGACCCGTGGCGATGGTGACAACGGCACACCAGAAGACTATCAGGCCGAGCAACCGCAAGAGGCGGGTCACTGAGCCTCTTGTTTGGTCTGCTTCAGTTTTTGCACTGTATAGGGTTCGTGCTGGTCGGTTGCTACCCCGCCAAGCGTCACGACATCCTTGGCGATCGCCACAGGCAATGTTGCCACGTTGATCACTGTCGCCACTAACTTCCCAAATAGCCCCATCATCATTCCCCTTTCACTGAGGTCTCGGCGCCCCTGCGGCCACCAGATGTGGCGTATTTGCCTTGGCAATCGCCTCCTGCTCGGCTTCAAGCCGCTTCTGCGCCTCGGCCGCTTCCATCTCACGCTGATGGTTTGTCACTGCCTGATGGTCCTGAATCGCGCCCTGCATGACCTGGTTGCGCATCTGCTGGGTCGCCTGCAGCATCTGGAACACCGCATTCGACTGTGGCAACTCGAGGCCGGCGAGCTCCTTCTCGCAGACCCTGAATGCTCGGTCCGCATTTGCCCGAGCGGTTGCCACCGGTTGGTTGGTGATGTCGTTGATGGTCTCGCCGGGAGTTCGAAAGTCCTGCTTGTTGCTCATGCCTTCGCCTTTTCCTTTCGCTGTTGCCATGGTGGTTTGCAACTTAAGTTACACATTGGCCCTTGCGGATACTGCCAGAACCGCCGCGGCTTCTCCTGCTTCAGCCGATAATCTTGCGCCTGCGGTCCAAGCAACGGCTGTTCGCACACCGCACAGCGCCGAAACTCAACCGGGTACATCGTGCCGGCGCCGCCGGCTCTCTGGTCAGCCTCAACCAGCGCTTTCGCCTTCCGCCGGCTGTTGCACCAAAACTCAGTCGGCGTGAACGTCAACCCTCGTGGCAATTCGCAATCGCTGAACTGCTCGCGGTCCGCCCAGGTCGCCGTCAGTGTTACCCACCAGACCCGATGCGCTACCGGAACCGCGCGATACTGCCTCATTCGCCGGCGCCGGATCTTCGTATTGCGCCGGTCGAGCTTCGTCTCGCGCAGTGGATCGTCCATCCGGGGGTAATCTTTGAGGTTCATTTTTCCGGGTATCCCAGTGTCACCGAGGTCTCAGCGATCGCTCCTAGAGGCAAAGAATGCGGAGTTTTGTCTGGATTTAGGTAAGAAACACCCTCCGCAGTGTAAATGGCTAAAATGTCCTGCCTGCCAGCCCCACGGTTATTTACGTAGACTCTTCCGCTATCCGTGTTCATCCACGCACTACGAACCTCGACTCGGTAAACCAGTTCGCCTTGGATGGCTATCAGGTCGCAAGAGGCATGAGCTGAAACACTCCTGAATACCTCAAACCCACGTTGCAGTAGGTCAACGCAAACCGATAACTCGCCAACCGCGCCCCGATTGCCGAACGGTATGGTATCAACATGAGCAGAGTGCCGCGAACTTTGCGAGTAAGCCTTCCGTTGGCACCCTGACGAACAGTAGCGCTTCTTCGCGCTCCAAGCTATTGTCACGTTCCCGCATAATTCACAGGTAACTTGGTGCCTCGGACGGCCACTGTTTTGTTTGGCCCTTTTATCGCCGGTCAGCGATATCGGTGTGTATCCTCGTTTACGTGGGGTTGTCATGGTGGTCGGCCCTCCGATGGCCTACTGCCGGGCCTCGAAGCCCGACAACCCCATTCTACCCCCAGTCAGTTTAGCGTGCTGTGCGTCAATAACTCCGAAAGCGGCACATTTAGATCAAGACAGATTTTCAGCTCCTGGAGCAACTTCACGTCCTCGTAGTAGAACGCCAACCGCGGCCGATCGAGCACCACAAGCACATCGCGGTAGCAGCCTAACTTCGTCTGCGTGCATGAGAGTCCCTGCGCGTACGGGTTGTCGTTCGCGACCACTGACTCTTGCTCGAGATGCATAATACTACCCCACTGTAAGCTGCCATACACGCGGACCCGATGGTCCACCGCTCTCCTTTGGCTTCCACGTTTTCCCATAGCTAAACGCCGCTACGTTCCGCTCCTTGCCCACCCACCTGAGCACCCCATCCCTCACTAGGACCTCGACAGCCTCGCGCGTCTGGTGGTCGTGGCACCCAGGCCCAAAGCACGGATGCCACTGGCCCCACTCCTGCAGCATCCGGCCACTGTGATTCGACAGCACACACACCCGCCGCTTCTCAAGAACCCTGCTGAATTGCGGCTGAGGACTCGCGAAGACGCGCCCCTTGATGTGCGTCTCGATACGCTTGCCGGTCTGAATCGTATGGCTTTCGGCCATGCTCAAGACTCCATCGCGCGTATACCACTTATATTGAAAGGGTTGTCTGTCTTTTGAGGGGTAATGCCGGCTGCGATACGCGCCTCGCAGTCTGGGCGAGTCCGAGCGACGAGGGATTGTGGACCCTGTTTGGGGCTGCCCCCCAAAATCCCCCATCATGCTGGACGTTACGCCCTCTGTCCGGCATTGGTCAATGCGAATCTGGAGTTTTTGCTATTCCGCTTGCCCTCGTGCTAGGCTGGACGGCAGAGATCACGATACGTAGGACATCTGGCAAGTGATCGCGCACTTGGTTGTTCGAGAAGCGCTTCACGACCCATCCATTACGGCGGAAGATGTTGTCTCGTCTTGCGTCTGCCCTCTTGGCGTGCGTCGTTGTGTGCACGGATCCGTCAACCTCGATGATCAGCCGATCCTGAACTGAGGCGAAGTCAGGAATGAACCCCAACACGATTGGCTGAAACTCAAACCGGCCGACGGTCCGCAGGTCTGAGGCGAGGGCTACACGGAGAGTTCGCTCTGCTTCTGTGGGGTTCTGTCTCAGTTTGTCTCGAAAATCCTTCTTCCATTGCTCATGAGCGAGCGAGCCTGGGTAGTATCCCGACTTCGGATCCCTGACCCTATACGAATACGGGGAACTGGAGTCAGGGGTTGGAATCGCACATTTTGGACAGACTGAAAGCGCATTTCCACAGACACAGAGCGAAGCGTTGACTAAGACTCTTGGCGCCATGAATGTCAGTCTAGCACGCGGCGGTTGCGTCAGTGCATTACAAACGCCCCGCCTGTCACGCCGCGGCGCCAGCCCGCTCCACCGCCCCAAGCTCCGCCTCCGCCATCGTTGTAGTGGTAAGCGAGGTTGATGGTTCCGGGGCCGTAGTACTGCGACCCGTCCGACACCCTATTTCCCACCACCCAGACGTACAGGCGCGTGCATGCCTGGAGCAGCGTATGGCCGTTGGATGTCACGTCTTCCTTGACCTGGCAAGCAGACGCCGAGCTTAGGGAGCCATCACCGAGATCGGTGCCCGTCCAATTTGCATAGTTTGGCCCGCTCCCGACCAGATAGAAGTGTACCCACACGGAAGCTAAAGTGTTGTTGTCGGTATTCTTGAGCGGGATGCCGAGGCAGCTAAAGAGTGTAGTGTTGTTCGCGCCACAGACATAGGGCGTGGTGGTTGATGCCTGAATGCTGTAGGTTTGGGCGCTGGCAGCGATCGCGGCCAGCATAACGAGCGTAAGACTGATCACTCTTGCTAAACGCATAGTTCCTCCCTTGATTGAAAAGGTTGGAGACATCAGCAGTTAGCAACTACGGCGCCAAGGGGAATTGGCTTACTGCTCGGGGCTAAAAAACAGGCCTGCCTTTTACAGAGACAGGCCTAAAGGCCCTTTCAATGTTTACTGCGAATGATGCTAGCGCGATTCGGTTCCTAAAGTCCAGCAGAAAGTTTTTGATTGCGTTTCATCCTTATTATGTAGTAGCATTGCGTTACACAAATCCGAGGTACCAGAAAGGCAGGGTAAGCGGACTCGCAAGCTAGACAAGGCAATCCGCATCTTTGAGCGCGTTGAGATGTTTGGCTTCTGCGCTCTCGACGCCTAACCCGGAATGCAGCCACATTCCAGAGAGAAGAGACAAAACTATGAAAACTAAGCCAATTAAGATGCGCGACGGACAGCACTCTGAGTATTGCGAGTGCGAGCAATGCGCCGGCAATGCTCCACGTGGAGAGATTCGTTGTGCCTGCTTTTGCCCGGGAAGCCAGTGCATTAAGCCTATGTACCACGGAGGAGAGCACGTCTACGAACCAACAACACCCTTTAGTACTCACTTGTTAGAGGAGTAGCCTAATGAAATTTACACCCGGTACGTGGAGTTTTGACCGTGGAATGTATGGCAATGGAAGGCGATATGCGTCAATATTTTCTGAAGAGGAAGATATTGTTATTGCCGAATTTAACGAGCTTTCAGAATTCAATCCAGGGCAGGGAACTGCCAACGCCCACCTCCTTTCCGCATCCCCAGAGATGTATAAAGCGCTTCTCAAGGCGGTCCAATTGACTTCCATATTAACCGATTGGAATGTTCATGAAGTTGAGATCGACGGGATTATGGTTGACACTTCCGAGCTTGGCGAAATATTCGGTGCCGCCATCGCTAAAGCTGACGGAAAGAATCACACGGAGAAGACGTGAACCCTTGCTCCCTTGTTCTCTCTACTCCGAGGGAGCGGGCGTCAACCGTGGCAGGTTGCGGGCGGAGGCGATAAGATCCGCACAAGTTTAGACTCGATGAAAACAGCAGGCTATTGCAGGAGGTGGTTATGAGAACAGGGCAGGGAAAGCCTGCCCATGGTCGCAACAGGCAAGCCTTCACGCGGCGCGACTGAGCGGTTACCGATTGCCTGAGAGAGAGGATTAGAGGATTATGACAAACGAAACGATTCGGATGATGGCGATAGCGGCGATGGCCCTCAACATCGCGCTCACGCCGGCATGGTTGCAGAGACAGGGGCTCAAGCAGTGGCAGCTGGTCACGATGCGCGTTGTGGCGGTCGCGGCGGGGCTGGGATTGGGGTGGATGGTATGAAGAATCGCTATCGCATCTTTGACACGGTTTCGCTGGAGGTCATCAGCGAGACTAATCGGTACGCCGAGGCAAGGCAGTTGCAGAAAGTTTATAACTCCTCTCCCTGCGCCGCTCACGGTGGGAACGGTTACGTCGTAAGGTTCGCGTTGCAGGATGCGCGGTATCCACGACGGAATGCGTTGCCTGAGCCTGAATTAGTGGAGGTGTCGAAATGACAAAGAAAGCACTTTACATCGTCGCAGCTTGCTTGCTTGCGTTCGCATCGGCGGGCGCCGGAAGCCGCACGAAGTCAACCATCAAAGTTCTCTACATGCCGCAATCAAACGGCGATTACCGGCTGTTTATTTTCGGCTCTGACAGGACGCTTGTCTGCGAAGAGAAAGACATCAAGATCGTTCAGCAGGGCGATGCCGTTAACCCGGTTGTTATCGAGTGCAGGCACTGATATGAGAACCCCAAGTATCAGTGAAGTGCTGGCGTCGCCGACGACCTCGTACTGGCTCAAGGACGCGCTTAGGACGGCGCTCAACCGTGACTGCGTGGATGCGGCGAATGACGCTGAGGTGCTGGCTGTGATCCTGCGCACGTACGCAAATCAGACTCTCGGCCATGATGACGAAGAACTGGAACGCCAGCATGATCCCCATAATTGCAGCGTGTGTGAGCGCATGGGCGTTCCGCAGGAGGGGTAACATGAAAAGGCTATTGCGTTTTTTCCAAATCAAGTTATCATTCCATCGACCCCAACCAATGGGCAGAAATCAGATCGTCCGCCTGCTGATTGAGAAAGCGAGTAAGTCTAAATGAATCTTTTGCTACTGCTCTCCGCCCCCACCCTCGTCGCCTACGCAGCATGGTTTATCGGCTACCAGATACAGGTTTTGTATCCGCGCCTGAAAGGACCGAAACAACCATTGAAAGGGACCAAATGACCACACTTGTTCGCAACTCTTCAGTTCGCCTCCTGACCTCTCCTGAAGGCATGTCTAAGGGCGAGATCGGCGCTTTCATCCTTGCCCGCGTTCGTCTTCACATCTCCGCTATTCAGGAACCGGAGGCAGTTACCATAATTCGCAACGCTATAACTGAGTGTGAACTGGACTGGCGCTAATGACAATCAAAGTCCCTGATCCCAATTGCCTACGCCACCGCAAACGGCTCACTGGAGTGGAGTGCAGTTGCCTCCGCATCTGCAATCTGTGTGGCGGCGAGTTCCGTGGCCGGGCGCATGATACGTGGGCCTGTGTTGACGTTCTTAGGCAAAAGTTTGGCCCGCCGCAAGGCTTGCGGGCACGGAGGTTTAACTAAAATGAGCTACGACGAGGACCCTGCGTCCGATAGGTCGCCGAGCGGCACCGGCGTCGTTTACGCCATCATCCTCGAGTTAGCCATCTATGTTGTTTTGTTTGCCCTGTACTTTGTTTTTCGAACGCACCACTAACCCGCAACCTTGAGAGGCTCTAATGTTTCTGTTCTTGTTCGTAGTTTTGTTCTCGACACCATCAACCCAAGCCACCGTCAAACCCGCTCCGGCGCCAGGGATCACCATCAAAATCTGCCCGCCATCGGATCCGAAGTGCACTGTCAGCTAAAAAACTAAATTGACATCGTGAGTTCCCGTATTATAGTGTGGTTCGAATCTCTGAAGCCATCGGCGGCGAGGGGATTTAGCAAGGGCAAACGCTGGGTCGCTCCTGGCGCAGTGGAAGGGTTGGTCCCGAAGCCAACCCTCCCGCCTTTACTTCGGGAAGGGTGTGTATGGCCCTGCGAGCAGTTCCGGACCATCCAAAATTCGCCAATTTCAAAGCCACACTAGGCCTGCCGAAATGGTCTGCACTCGGGTGCCTTGAGGCGTTATGGCATTTTACCGGCCGATTCACCCCGCAAGGCAACATCGGGAAGTACCCTGATCGGGCAATCGAGGCCTGGGTTGAGTGGGACGGAGTAGCAGGCAAACTCATCGCTGCTCTGATCGAAACCGGCTGGCTAGATCGAGATGACACCCACCGACTACTAGTTCATGACTGGGCAGAGCATGCCGACAAAGCAACTAAAAATGCGTTAAGTCGTGCAAAATTAGATTTCTGTACACCCTCTGTACGTACAGCGTACGTAGACAGTACAGATGAAAAGCTAGAATCGGGTAACATGTACCGCCTACCGGTACCAGAGCCAGTACCAGAGCCAGAGCCGGTACCAGAGCCAGAGCCGGTACCAGAGCCAGAGCCAGAGGCGCGGTCGCGCAAAAGCGCTCCCAAGATTACTCTCCCCGACTGGGTTCCTAAAGTTCCCTGGGAGGCCTTCGTCGAAATGCGAAAAGACAGCAAGCATCCCATGACGGCGAAAGCTATGAACCTGGCAATAGCCGACCTCGATTCTCTTCGTGGGCATGGGCAGGATCCAGGCGCAGTTCTAAACCAATCGACCATGCGTGGTTGGCGTGGTCTCTTCGAAGTGAAAGGAACCAGCAATGGACGAGCAAGTGCAAAATCCGTTCTCGATGGTGTTTACGAGCAGCATGCCAAAGACCGAGCAAATTCAAACCGCGGTAGCTCTTCTGCTGGAAATATTGGAGAAACCGGAGAGCCCGCGCCTGATGAAAACATGGCCAAGCCTGATGAGTCCTTTCAGTGGTGAGCAGCTCGCTATCGGCTTTCAGGCCGCGGCATTGTCGAGTGATGGATTCCCAAAGCCACGCGACATCGTGGGCGCAATCGCGGACCGCCAGTTCCCCGAGGATTACGCCTATGTGCTCTTGTGCTGCAAGCGGCATTACAAGCCGCCGAGCGAGTACGACCGGAACGATACGGCCTGGTGGAAAGACGTGGGGCCCACGTACGGCGAGGAGAAGCGGCGCCCAGGGGCCACGCCGCAGGATCCGCGGGAGACCTGGTTCCTGCCGGCTGAGATTATCAAGCCCGGGATACCGGCGCCGGTGTTTGAGGGCCACCTGAAACGGGCGTTAGAGATTTTCGGGAATGGGACACTGCGCCAGGGGTGGGCAAAGTTGAAACTGCATCCCTGCGCGGGGAATTGGAATTACGAGCCGGCGGAGGAGATGCGGATCCGCGGGGGGATCGATCGAGAGTTTCGGGCGGCGTGGGATGCGGCGTGGGGGGTGCGGTGATGGGAAAGACGACTGAAATCGCCTGGACCGATCACACATTCAATCCCTGGATTGGCTGCACCAAGGTCAGCGAGGGCTGCAAGAATTGCTATGCCAAGACGCGAGATGACCGTCACATGCTTGAGCCAGTAAGTCACTGGGGGCCAGGGGCGCCGCGGCATGTAACTAGCGCGAGTAACTGGAAAGAACCCGCGAAGTGGGCGAAGGCTGCACGGCACGCCGGCATCCGTGAGCGCGTCTTCTGCGCGAGTTTGGCCGACGTGTTCGACAAGGAAGCACCCGTCAGTGCGCGGCAGGATCTGTGGAAACTTATTGGCGATACCTACGATGCGCTTGACTGGCAGTTACTCACTAAGCGGCCGGAGAATATTCTGCCGGTGATGTGTGATGACCTATTGAATCTTGGATTCTTTGAACTGGCGCACTGCTGGTTGGGAACGTCGACGGAGAACCAGGCCGCGGCCGACGAGCGCATTCCGCTGTTGTTGCAGACGCCGGCGGCGGTGCATTTCATCTCGGCGGAGCCATTGCTCGGGTCTGTGACGCTGCCCTATGGTTCGTTGAATAGCGGACCTGGTTCATCGCTTCACCGCGACCAGCAAGGGTGGTGTGATGGTGGCCTTGAATGGGTGATCTGCGGCGGTGAGAGCGGACCAGGCGCGCGGCCCATGTATCCGGATTGGGCGCGATCGCTGCGGGATCAGTGCCAGGCCGCCGGCGTGCCGTTCTTCTTCAAGCAGTGGGGTGAGTATTGGCCCAACGAACAAGGCAACTATGCGGGAGATGAGTCGCTACGCCAACTGGCCTACGACGAGCCCGGAGAAGACTTCTCCCGTGTAGGCAAGAAAGCCGCCGGCGCGTTGCTCGACGGCCGCGAGTGGAAGCAGTTTCCGGAGGTCCGCCATGGGTGACCTCGAATCGATTCGCGACCTCGCCAAGCGGTTAGTGGCAGAGTATCGAGCCAAGCAACCAAGAATTACCGAGGTTGATCCAGTTGCGGCGCGCCGGGCTGAGGTTCTCGATGAGTTATTCCGCGATTATGTGGCGCTGTCGTTCGATGCGCAACTGACAGAGAAAGACCGCAAATGGCTGCGCTGTGGGAGGATTAAGCCATGACCGAGACACGTCGTTTACTGTGGGTCATTGAAGTCCAGTACAAGCGCCGCAAAGGGAAGCCGACCGAAGCAGTTGCGATCACGACAGGCGGAATGGTGCAGGCGCTTCTTCTCGCCAAGGAATGCGCCACGAGGCTGAAGGTGCCGCAATCGTGGGTTAATGCTGTTTTCTACCGCCGTTGCGAAAAGGCCCAGCTATGATCGAGACACGCGCCACGATGCACTGCGAGCGTTGCGGGCTAGTGCAGTTCCTGCATCACGACGAGCTCTGCGCGCGCTGCCACGAAAGCTTTTGGAGCGTGTACGCTAAGCCTGTGCCAGTACCGCCGGTCATCGCGGCGGTCATCGCGGCGCCGTTGACCAACCTGACCAAGCGCGAGCGGCATCGGGTAATCGCCAGATGGCTGGCGCCGCGCCTACTCGGGTTCCGCAAGGGCCTGCACTTATCGCAGACCCGTCTTGCTGTGCGCATGGGCACAGTACGTACCTACCTCACGAAATGTGAGAGCGGCAAATGCGTCCCAGACATTGGCAGCCTGGAGCGATTCGCCAAGGCCTTCGGCGTAACCACCGCGCAATTGCTTGACCTGGACTTCGATCCTGACCCATTGATCCGCGAACTGGCGCCGCTGGCCGGCAGGCTGACGGCGAGGCAAAGGGAGCATGTCGTCGCCGCGGCTAGGGAGATTCACGAGCGGAGGTTGGCATCATGAAATTCGGCCAGAGGCGCGGATACTTTTAGGGTTGACACGCAATACACGACTAGAATAAGATCGGAGCGCAATGAAAAACATCTGTAAACAATGCAAAAGAAAAATCGAGCGTCGGACCACCTGGCAGAAGTACTGCTCCCCCAGGTGTCGGACCAGAGCGGCCCGGGGCAACATTGGCCCAGGTAAGGCGAGGGCGAAATGAAACAGATTCCACTGACTAAAAACCAGTTCACTCGGGTCGATGATGGTGATTTCAACGATTTATCTGCTCGCCAGTGGTGCGCTACATGGACGTCTGGCGGATTCTACGCCATGAGAATGACGGAGGGGAGTCACGCAACGAGGCAGCGAATATTCATGCACCGTCATATTTTAGGGTTGCCAATAGTTTTCGATGGTCGCGTTGCTGACCACATCAACGGGGATACTCTCGACAATCAAAGAGGAAATCTCAGAATCGCGACAGCACGAGAGAATCTACTCAATCAGCGCGCGAGAATGGGAACTATCACAGGCATTAAAGGCGTCGGCTATGACCGGCAACGTGATCGGCTGGAAGTAAAAATCACGCTACCGAACGGAAAACATCTGCGCATCGCTAGATTCCTGCCTTCCCAACTAGAAGAGGCGAAACAGTGCTACCGAGATGCCGCGATGCGGTATTACGGCGAATTTGCGAGGTTCGAATAATGGCTATCTCGGAGGAACAGGAATCGTGGGCTGTGAGCAGGGTGGGTGGCCTGGGTGGCACGGACGTTTGCGCGATCCTCGGTCTCTCAAAATGGCGCACACCAATCGAGGTTTGGCAGGCGAAAGTTGATCCTCAGTCAGTGCCCGCCATTGACAGCGAGATACTCTGGTTCGGTCGCGCACTAGAGCCTGTGATTCGCGCCCGCTATGCGATGCGCTTTAACTGCCAGGTCGTTGACCCATGTGACATCGGCACATTCTTCCCCAATTCAACACGGTGGGAAGATCAGACGCTCGTGAAGGGGCGCGAACCCTGGATGCTGGGCGCGGCGGACGGGTGGATACCTTCGGTGAGGAATGGCCTTGAGGTCAAGAATGTCGGATTCAAAAATGAAGAGTGGGGAGATGAAGGAACTGACGCCATTCCCGCGCAATACATCTGCCAGGTTAGCTGGTACAACCAGGTCTATGACTCGCGGGGCTGGAATATTGCGCCACTGTTCTCTGGCCACAAGCTCTCGCAGTACCATGTCCAGCGCGACGGGCAGTTGGAGCAGGATATGTACCAAGCGGCGCGGGCGTTCTGGTTTGATTACGTTCTCCCAAGGGTTGAGCCACCAATCGACCAAACAGAGTCTTATGGGCGTTATCTCGCCAAAAAATTCAGCCTCAACACCGGCCAGGTGATCACAAACCCATCGCCTGAATTGCTGGAGTGGGCGGCGAAGATGAAACTGGCGAGCGATGCAGAGAAAGAGGCGGCCGAGCGCAAGCAGGAGGCTAACAATCACCTAAGAGCGCTGGTCGGCAATGCGCAGAAGGCGCAGACGCCGCTCGGGACAATTGGGTGGGTGAGGCCCGAGAAGAAATCTGTCACAGACTGGGAGAAAGCCTTCCGACTATTGTCTGAACGATCTCACGCTCCGGAAGTTTTGCGCGGCATGACCATAGACGATGCTTCAGAGCCGCACCAGAACGAGGCCTATTTGCGCGCGTGGTGGAAGAAATGAAAGCTCCCTGCAAGTACTGCCTGAAGCGCATCGACACGCGGGGGATGCTGGCACACATTCATTTTCGCCATCGCTGCTATGTCGCGCGCGAATTCAGCCTCCAGCCAATCGTGCTTTGGTTTCAGTTGGCGGAGGATGGCCTTGAACCACGATTCACGCAGTTACAATTGCCAGCGCCGTCCCCGCTAACCGTCTACTCGCGGCGCCCGCTCGGCTTCATGGCTGCGCCAATACCGGAGCATCGTAGGCCGAAGGGTTATCAACTGCCTTACGGTTACGCGCGTCCGGCTGATCTACTGCGCACTCAGGTGCGCTACGGCTACATTTTCACGTAATCCAGGAAAGGGAAAGCATCATGGCAGACCAGCAACTAGCAGTTAGCCCGCAGCGCCAGGGCATCATCGCCAAGTTTGGCGAGCAGTACGACATGGAACCAGGCAAGGTGATGAACATCGTCGCCAACACTGTATTCAAGGGCAGCGACAAGGAGCCCCCGCTCGTGCCCGAGGAAATTGCAGCGGCGCTGATTGTCTGCAATGCCTATAACCTCAACCCATTCACGAAAGAGATTTACGCCTTCCGGTCGAAAGGTAAACTGCTGATCGTCGTTGGCATCGACGGCTGGGCGACCATCGTCAACCGGCAGCCGCAGTTCAATGGCATCGAGTTCGAAGAGCACTTCGACGATCGAGGGAACATCAGGGCTGTGACCTGCAGGATGCACCGCAAGGACCGCGCGCTGCCCACGGTCGTCACCGAGTACACGCATGAGTGCCGGCGCGACACGATTCCCTGGAACACGATGCCGATCCGCATGACACGCAACCGGGCATTCGTGCAGTGCGCCCGTATAGCGTTCTCGGTAAGCGGCATCATCGACAACGATGAGGCGCAAACGATTGAGGGCAGTCCGGAGTTTGTTACCGGCGAGACGAAGGCCATCATCGACCAGTCATCGAGCAAGATGGATGCGGTCAAGGCGGTGATCAAGAAGCGGGCGCAGGCTGGGAATGGGAAAGAGCAGGCGCAGCAGTCGGCGGAGCTGGCAGACCTCATGCAGACCGAAACCGTTGACCCCAAGAAAAGCGAATGTCCTGAGTGTAAGGCATCCTTCGGCATTCATCTTGTTACATGCTCACAGTTCTCCTGCAAAGAGTGCGGGGCCCGTGGGCCGGCGGAAGATCATCGCGGCGGGTGTCCTACCTTGAAAAAAGAAGCCGCCGCGCAGCCGCAGGGTGAGGCGCAACCGCAGACAGCGGAGCTTTGGTAAAGGAATTCTCGATGCAGTTCAGCGACTACGATCTCTGGAAGACTACAGAGCCAGAATATTACGACACCAGCGAAGAGTGCCCAGACTGCGGCAAACCTCCCGACCGCTGCCGGTGCGAGGAGAACGCGGATATTGCTGAGAGCGTCTCGCGGTCGAATGAGCGGCGCCCTGATCTAGCAGACCGGCAATTCGACCCAGAGCCATTCCAACCGGCAGAGGATGAGAAATATCCATTCTGAAAGGTAAGTCATGTTCATCAAGTCTTTACATCTCCACAACTGGCTGTCCCATCAAGACACGACGCTTGAGTTAGATAAGTTAGTTAGCGTCCGCGGCGCCAACGGCGGAGGCAAGTCTAGCGTCGAGCAGGCCATCCAGTATCTGCTCACCGGCCGCTGCGAAGGCACCAACGACAAGGGCGCAGGCTCCCGCGATCTGATCCGCCGCGGCGCGGACAAGTCGGCCATCACCGCCGAGATCCTCAACGGCTCGGCCGATGCGATCAAGATGCGGGCGAGCCTGACGGAGAAATCCGGCCGCACGGTCCAGGTCAAGAAAGAGGCGGACCCAAGCTGGACCGGCTCGGACTGGCTAGGGATGCTGGCCCTGCAGCGCGAGACGCTCGACTGTCTTTCGAATTCCCGCTACTTCGTCGGCATGGACGATGCCCGGCAAAAGGCATTGCTGGCCGCCATTATCCTGCCAGCGCAGGTCAAGTTCGATCCCTGGGTCGAGTCTGCCGTCAACCAATGTGGGCTGGCTGTCGACTGGAGCATGAAAGCGTGGGATCTGATCGCGCTCGCCTACGACAAAGCCTACAAAGAGCGCACTCTGATCAACCGGATCATCAAGGAATGGAAAGAGCCTGAGCCGGTTACAGCGCAAACCATGGACCTCAAAGAGATTCAGGCGCGCATAGGCCAGCGCCAGAACGAGCGGACGCAGCTCGCCGTGGACCGTCAGAGAATCCTGGACAAGTGGGAGCGGGCCAATACTGGCGCCGCCAAGCTGGGCGAGAAGATCAAGGCGCTCGAGGATAAGCTCGTCACGGAGCAGACCCGGCGCGCCGCGGTCGCCAAGGATCAACTATCGAAGACAGCGCTCAAGGAGGCGGAGCGCTTGGCAGCCGGCGCCGAGAAGGCAAAGAAGATCGACGCGGACATTGCCAGAATCCAAGCCGACGTAGCGGCCTATCGGAAACAAATGTCTAGAGTGAACGCGCTCTGCGATGCCGGTTTATGCCCAACCTGCACCCAACCTATCTCCGACGATTTCATACAGACGATTACCACCCCCATCATTGAGCAGATTTCTGTCCTAGATAACCAAGAGCGCGACCTGCAGGCCGCCCGCAAGGACCTGGGCGACTACGCCGGCGCGCAGCGGTGCCTGGAGGCCCACGCGCAGGCCGAGAAGAACCTCGTCCTGGTCGACAGCCACATCGCAGACGTCGAGAAGGAGATCAAGGAACTGACCAACGAGAGGGCGCAGGCGGTCGAGAACAGCCAGGCGAAGCCTGCCACGTCCGATCTCGACGCCAAGATCGCCGACCTCGACGCGCGCCTACAGAAAGGCAATGCCGCTTTGACCGCAGCCATTCAGGCGGAGACGAACAGGCGGCACTACGATGAGGCTATCGAGGCCAAAAAGAAACTCGACGCCAAGCAGGGGCTTCTGGAGCGGCTGCTGGACCACTTTGGGCCGAAGGGGATTCAGGCGAAGTTGCTCGACGAGCACGTTGGCGGATTCCAAGCGTCCATGAATGCCATACTCTCGGTCTGGGGATACGAGGCGCATCTCCAGTTCGAGCCGTATGAGTTTGGTATTTCGTTCGCCGGCAAACCGGAAGTGTACACGTTGCGCACCATTTCGAAGTCGCAGAAACATTCCTTCGCGATCGCGTTCCAGGTAGCCCTGGCGAGGGTGACGGGTATCAACTTCGTGGTTGTCGACGAGGCCGATATGTTGCTCGACGCCAACCGCGGGATGCTCTACAAGGCGCTGATCGGGGCCGGGCTGGATCAGTGCATCGTGCTCCAGTCTGATCTCCGGCGCGAAGTGCCCAAGGTGCCCAACGCGGCGTTCTACATGCTGTCGCTCGATAAGTCCGGCGACGTGCCAACGACGATGGCGGAGAGGCTATAAATGGCGAAGCCTATTCTTTGCTTGGATTTTGATGGCGTGTGCCACCAGTACGACCGCTGCCTATTGTTCACCGGCGTGTGGCCATCGATTGAATTGCTGAAGAGTTTCAAGCCATGGAACAAGAAAGAGGTTTGAGCGATGGCAGACCGCAAATTCAACCTTAGCAATTATCCCCTCTGCTGGCCGGACGGATGGGCGCGCACGTCAAGTTACCAGCGGAAGCGTGCCCATTTCAAGCGCTATGGGGAGCGCATCACAGTGTCGGCCGCCATGAACCGTGTCCTTGAACAACTGTCGATGATGTTCGTGAAGCGGGATGATATTCTTATCTCAACCAATATCCCAACACGGCTCGACGGTCTGCCGCGTTCTGACCAGCGCGAACCTGGAGATCCCGGCGTAGCAGTCTACTGGCGCACCACGCAGACCGCCCCGATGAAGTGCATTGCCATCGACATCTATACCAAGGTCGCTGACAACCTGGCCGCACTTGCAGCCACACTCGAAGCGATGCGGGCGATCGAGCGCCACGGCGGCGCCCAGGTGCAAGAGCGTAGCTTCCGGGGGTTCACTGCGCTGACTGATGGAACACAGAAATCCTGGCGCGAGGTTCTCGGCATTATTGAGACGACGGTAACGCGAGCCCTCGTCGAGCAGGTATTTCGCAACCGCGCCCGGTCTGCGCACCCGGATATGGGTGGGAGCGATGCAGCCATGGCTGAATTGAATCGCGCCCGCGAACAGGCGCTGGCTGAGGTTGCTCAATGAAGAAGGTCCCCGGCGCTGGCGCGTTATTCGGTAAAGACGTCAAGTCGGAATTCCTGCGCCTGACCGGAACCCGCTACGATTCGATGGTCGCGCGCATGGTCAAGAAGAAGCTGCCGGCGCTCAATTTCACCAAAGATGAATTCCGCGCGTATGTGCTAGAGGCACTCGGCGGCAATTACGACGGCGCCATCAGGTGCAGATATTGCCGCAAGGTCTGCACCCTGGCCGAAGTTACTCCGGATCACGAACAGCCCTTGAGTCGGGGCGGGTCGAGTAACTTATTGAATCTTGGCTTTCCGTGCCAGGACTGTAATAGCCGCAAGGGCTCGCTGACTCCCGATGAGTACCTGAAACTGCTGGCGTTTCTGGAGACGATTCCCCTGGGCCGGATAGACGTGCTCAAGAGGTTGCAGCAAAGCGTGAAGCTCGCAGCGAGCGCCAGGCGTATGATTATGCAAGTCAAGGGGATTCCGAAGAAGCCTGCAGTTATCAAGCAGGAAGACAACTTACCACCGTTCTAAAGGAGGACCACAGTGGATCAAGAGCAAGCTAAATTTTCCGGCTGGGCGATGATTGAATTATTCGGCCACGGCCACGAGGCGGGATTCGTCACCACGCAATACTTTGGCGACAAAGCTATGTTCCAAGTGGACATCCCCGAGATTCCAGCGGGGCAGGAGACGTTCATCGTCCCTAGATGGCTCGGTAAAAAGCTAGCGCCGGTCGGGACCGTTATCGAGAAAGAGGCCATCCCTGGGCGCACGCGGCTTATCAATCCAGGCGCCGTCTACGCGATGAACCCCGCGACCGAGGAAGCGGTACGCGCCGTTATCGCGCGCAATGAGGCTCGCGAGATTAAGGTGATCTCCATGCCTGAAGTGGCAATGCAGAGGTTGAGTGCACCTGACAACGATGACGGCGACGACCACGAAGAAGAACTCGAAGACGCGTACTAACATTTCCATACAACGACGAAGAGAAAGCCGGAGCGGTGCTCGCAAGGCCTTACTAGTGGGATGAGCACCGCAAAGGCGAATAACCGAAAGGAATGACATGGCAACGACCCGCTTGACGAAGGAAACGCTTTACATCCGTCACGACTTTACGGATGCCGAGCGCTTGGAGATGGGCAGCGCGCTCGCTCAGGCGCACAACCGCATGGCTGACATCGAAGACGAAGAACAGGTGATGAAGTCGCAGATCAAGGAGCGCAAGAGCGGGGTTGAGTTGACAATCAATTCTCTGTCGCGCAACCTGGCCAACGGGTTCACGATGGAGAACATCGTTTGCGACATCAAGTACGACCAGCCTAATGTGGGCGAAGTGACGTACTTAGACCCAGAGGGTCGCGTCGTTAAAACGAGACCGATGACCTTGGCCGAGCGCCAGATGGACCTGCCGCTGGACGAGCAGCCGATCCCGGCGGACAAGTCGGCGGAGAATATCGACGAGTTCTTCAAGCCTGGCAGGCCGACTGAGCAGCCGACCACTGAAACAGCGGCACCCGTACCCCTGCCATCGGCGGAGGACCTGGACGCGGTAGTCGAAGCGCCGGCGGGAATCGTCGCCGTAATCGGGCCAGAGCCATTCGAGGCGACCAATGACGACCTGCCCGCGGTGCTGGCCTATCCGCAGGACGCAAAGGCTGCTGAGGAGCGCGAGTTGAGAGAATTCGACGAGCAACTACAGCAGCAAGGGCAAAAAGAGAATAGGCCCGCCAAGTCTGGCCCGAGGGAACTGAAGGCCTACCACGAGGAGCAGTTAGCTAAAGAAGAGAAACCCAAGCGCACGCCGAAGGGATTCTCGAAGCCCCTTCCGGATGCGGCGTGGTGAGAGACGAGCCCGCCCCAAATCTGAAGGAAAGGAGATTCTGAAATGATCGGACCAATTCTCATCGTCATCGCAATCGTTATCCTCTGGGTTATCATCGCCCACGCCGTTAACCACGTTTACAGCTAGGCGCAACCAGCGCACGAAAGGGGAGAGTACATTGACAAACGTGGTATGATATTGACATGGCAACTTATCGTCGCAGGGTGCGAGGTTTGGCTGATGTCTTCCTTCCAGAGTATCGGATAGAGACGAAACGAGGGTGTTGGGAATGGACTGGAAAGAGAGACAGATGCGGCTATGGAGTGTTCATAAAGAACCAAAAACAGGTGCGCGTTTGCCGTACAGTTTTAGAGTCTGTCTATGGCCCTCTAGGAAAGTTGGAAGCTTGTCACACCTGCGATAATCCCCCATGTTTTAGGCCAGACCATCTTTTCGCTGGCACGCACAAAGACAACATGAACGATGCTAGAGAGAAGAACCGCTTAATTCCAAAGAAGGGAATATCGGGCGTTCGTGGGGTTTGTTGGGTAAGAGCCAGAAATAGGTGGAGGGTACTTCGCTATCACGCAGGAAGACAAGTCACCTATGGGGAATTTGAAAAGCTTTCAGATGCCCTGAAGAGAAATGCGGAACTTCCGTAAAGAGTGTGGTGAGCGCCATTGACCAGCATATTCCGGGCATCACAATTGGTGATCCGCCGATTACGTCCATTAGGAGCATTTGCTATCCTGACGGGTCTAACGGCTACTACACTCTTGTTTGCCCAGATCGACGCCGCTCCGTAAACCGCGTATCGGAGGGCGCAATCAACACGCGGTTAAATCTCTTGAAAGGGAGGAAACATGAAGACAGCAACAGCAGTGCACAATCTGCCCGGCGGCGGCACCATCAAGGTGAAGGTTACTGCCGAAAACCCAACGCCCGAACAGTTCCCAATCCTGCGCGAACGGAACGCAATCGCAAGCGCGGGCGCACTGATGGGACTCGCAGATAATCTGAAAGCCAGTCGGCCAGTCAATTAACGGGGCGGGGCTTAGGCTCCGTCCTCACCCAACAAGAAAGGAATAAAATGAACAAGTATGTAAAGCCGAAAGGAACCGTTCAGTTCTTTCTTGATGAGTCCGCCCCTGGAGAGAAGTTTCGCGGTGAGCCGCCATTAACTTCGTCTGACGAAACAAGAGAGTTCTGCCCGAAATGTTTTAAGGAAATCACCAACGAAGAGAGCGGTTACGGTCTGGCGTTTGGCGGCATGGGGATGTACTGGACCTGCGGAAACGAAAATTGTGACTGGTTTTACAAAATAATGGACCAATTGGAGTAGCTAGGCTCCGTCCTCACCGTCTGCCCCCATGAGTTTGAGAGGTAACAAAATGAGCAGCCCCGCGAACATCGATGCGGAGAAGACGATACTCGGCGCCGTGCTTCTCGACAACCAGGCCCTGGCCGAAGCCGAGGAGAAGATCAACGCTGACGATTTTTCCCTCGACAGCCATCGCCGCATCTTCCTGCGCATGTCTGAACTCGCGCGGGCACGCCACCAGGTCGACATCGTTACGCTCGCCAATGACCTAACGCAGCACAAGGAAATCGAATCGGTTGGCGGAGTGGCCTACCTGGCGTCGCTAACTGAGGGCTTGCCACGGCGGCCGGTCATTGGCGAGTACCTGTCTATCTTGAAAGACAAGTGCTTACTCCGCCGCACCATGATGATCTGCTCCGGCGGCGTGGCTGAAGCTGCCGACCAGGGCCGCACCGGCATGGAAGTGATCTCCCGCGTCATTGCCGACCTCGAGGATGTCATCTTCCACAACGACCGAGGCAGCGACCTCGAATCGGTCGGCCAGTGGCTCAGCCAGAACGACGTATTTGCGGAGCGCGTGCCAGGGATCTTCACCGGGATCGATGACTACGACCAGATGACTTTCGGACTACACCCGGGGGAGTTGACTGTAATTGCCGCTCGAACTAGCGTCGGCAAAACGTCCATGGCTGGCACATTGGCCCTGAATATTGGCAAGCGTGGCAAGCAGGTTGCCGTCTTTGCCAATGAGCAGCGAAAGGCGTCATTCATCGGCCGCATGCTCTGCGGCAGCGCCAGCGTGTCCTACGACACCTATCGCCGCGGCAGGCTCGATTGGGTGGAGAAGCAGTACATCGAGGAAGCCATCACTGCGTTCAGGGTGCTTCCAATCTATATTGACCAGCGCTCCAGCATGAGTTGCCCAAGCATTCGCGCGAAAGCGTCGAGGATGAAGCGCTCCGGTGAACTTGATCTCGTGATCGTAGACCAGTTATCCCGGCTAACTGGCGAGGGTATCTATCAGAAGGGGATGCGTGGGGACGAGGTTATCGGCGCCAAAGTGTCGTATCTCAAGGGACTCGCTGAGGATCTGACCGTGCCGGTTGTTCTATTCCACCAGTTGAATCGCGGAACGCTGAAGAACGAGGGCCAGCGGCCCAGTCTTGAGAATCTGAAAAACTCAGGCGAGTGCGAAGAGCATGCTGACAATGTTATTTTGCTCCACCGGCCCGACCAGAGCGCCACCAAGCTAGAGGCGGAGGTTATCATCGCCAAGCAGCGCGACGGCGCTACGGGAACAATTCACTGCGAGTTTGTGCCGCAGACGTGTTTATGGAGGAATAAACGATGAGTAAGTTCCATCCCCTCTCCGATCGCATTCTCGTCCTCCCCGACGCCGCTCCGGTCAAGCAGGGCGGCCTGGCGCAGCCCGCCAGCCAGCAGGATGTGCCGACGCAGGGCGTCGTGGTGGCGGCCGGGCCGGAGGCGCTGAAGGTGAGGATTCCAACGACCGGGGGGCCGGTTATCTTCAAGCATGGCTCCAACCCGCAGGGCGTCGAAGTGGGACAGCGTATTCAGTGGGCGAGGTTTTCCGGACGCGACTTGCTTGTCGATGGGGTGCCGCACAAACTGTTGCGTCTTGAGGAAATCGACGGCATCATCGAGGCCTAAGTGGTATGCTAAAGGGCATCAATCGAACGAGTCTTAGGAGGACTCGCCCAATGGTCACTCTGAGTGGACAGAGCGTGATGCCCTCTCCTGAAAACATACCATACGGATTTTGTCACTGCGACTGTGGGCAGAAAACAACGGTGCCCACAGAAACCAATCGGTATAAAGGATGGACTAAAGGTGTTCCCCTTCTATTCCTGAACGGGCATTGTAATCGAATTACTCCTGTATTTGAGGCTGTTCAGCCGTTCAAGATTGACGGGGAACTGTGCAATTTCATCCCACTATCTAAGGGTCTCATCACCATCGTGGACGCCACTTTGTACCCATTCCTTATGCGATGGAAATGGTGCGCCAAGCAGTCAGCCACAGGCAAACCTTTTTACGCAATTCGCAATCCTGACCGAAGAATCGGAGAAACAAAAGTAGTCCGCATGCACCGCGTTGTTGCCGGGATTGAGGACGATTCTATCTTTGTAGATCATCGCTTTCATAACACCCTTGACAATCGAGCTTCGCAATTGCGCACGTGCACCGTGCGCGAAAACAGCACGAATATGCTCAAGCACAACGACAATTCAACAGGCTACAAGGGTGTGACTTTTGATAAAAGGCGCGGCAAATACGCGGCTCAGATTAGCTCGGCAGGCGTGTATTACTTCCTTGGCTATTTCGATTCACCCCTAAAAGCCGCTCTCGCTTATGACGCAGCGGCCATTCGGCTGCATGGAGAGTTCGCGCATCTCAATTTCCCGAACAGAACGGAGCATGTGGCATGAGCAGGCAAACGCTAAGCGGCAAAGAGTTACGATCCAAACTCCTCGAAGGTGTGAACATCCTTGCAAGCGCGGTAATTGCGACTTTGGGGCCGAAGGGGCGGACGGTGATCCTCGAACGTGACGCAAGGTGGCCGCCTGCGGTGACGAAGGATGGCGTGACGGTCAGTAAAGAGGTCCGCGACTTGGCCTGCCCCTACGCCAACGCAGGCGCGCATCTGATCCGCGAAGCCGCATCGAAGACGTCAGATGATTCGGGGGATGGGACCACAACGTCTACCCTGTTGGCTCAAGTGATCTTCCAAAAGGGCATCGAGGCACTCGACGCCGGGGCCAACCCGGTCGCCTTGAATCGCGGCATCGCAGCGGCGGTCGCTGTCGTCGTGGAGCACATCAAGGCGATTGCGCAACCAGTTCAGGACGACGAGACTATCGCCCGCGTGGGAACTATCGCCTCAAACGGCGACCGCTCCATCGGTGAACTGATCGCCCTGGCCATGAAGCGGGTAGGCCGCGACGGAGTGATCACTATCGCTGAATCCTCCGACGCCGAGACCACGCTCCAGATCGTCGAGGGGATGCAGATCGACCGCGGCTGGCTGGCCTACCCATTCATCACGGATCCGGAGCGGCTCGAAGCGACCCTCCACGAGCCCTACATCCTACTCACCGAGCGCAAACTGTTTACCATGACTCCGGAGATTGACACCGTACTCGCCCAGGTGGGGCAGGCAGGCAAGCCGGTGCTGATCGTGGCCGGCGACTACGACCAGCCATTCGTTGTGAGCCTGATCCACAACAAGCAGCTTGGCGTGCTGCACTCCCTGCCCGTCAAAGCGCCGGCATTCGGAGACCTGCGACGGGCCACGCTTGAGGATATGGCGACCGTTACCGGAGCCTACGCCTTCACCGAGGACTGCGGGCGACCGCTGTCGAGCGTCACCATGGCCGACCTGGGGCGGGCGGTGCGCGTGACCTGCGGGCAGAATCATACCACCATCGCCGGCGGATATGGCGACGAGCATGCCAAGGAATCGCGCATGACGCTGCTGCGGTCGCTGATTGAGGCGACAGAGAATGACCTCGATAAAGAGCGTCTACGGCAGCGCCTGGCGCGGCTGGCGTCCGGTGTAGCTGTGATCCGGGTGGGAGCTGTGACCGAGGGAGAGATGCGGGAACGGCGGGACCGCGTTGAGGATGCGGTCTGCGCGACCAGGGCGGCTGTTGAGGAGGGAATAGTGCCGGGCGGGGGAAAGGCGCTGCTGTGCCAGCAAAGCGACCTCGATATATTCAAGGACAAGTTTAGCGGCGACGAGTTGGCCGGAGTTAGGATCATTCAACAGGCTCTTGAATACCCCGCACGGCAGATTGCGCTCAATGCTGGACTTGACGCGAACATGATAATCACTAAATATGCGCGCGGAACAGGGCCTATCAACTGGGGATTCAACGCAGCCACGGAAACCTGGGAAGACTTGATTCAAACCGGCGTGATCGACCCCGCCAAGGTCGTCCGCTGCGCGCTGCAGAACGCCGCCAGCGTGGCAGCGCTGCTCCTGACGACAGAGTGCATGGTCGCGGAAATTCGGGAGAAGAAGTGAAACGATCAGAGATTACAACTCTAGGCAAACTACGCGCCAAAAGAGATGTGCTTGAAAAGAACATCAAGCGCATTGTAACTGCTGACCGACAGGCTAAAAGCCGCGCGTTCAGAACTCAGCAGAAAAAACAGATACTTACTACAATAAAGACCCTTGGAGGCGAAGAATCTTTCAAAGAGACGTACGGTCAAGGCGCGCGCATTGTTCGAAAACAGTATGTTGACGATGGATGCTCTCACACGCACGAGTGGCGGACCTATGAGAATGAATGTAAGTATTTAGGCGTTCATCCGAACATCGTCACGATCTTTTGCCAGCAACGTGGAAGATACCTATATAACGGTAAGAGGTACTGTGGTATCCATCTCAAGATGCTGTTTCGCATGCATCAATGTGGTACATGCTCCAGTGAATCTCAACTAAGAGATCAGATAAAGCAATACGACACAAACGTTGAAGTGCGGGAGACGAGTTGAATATCTGCCGCCACTGCCGCCGCAAGATCATCTGGCGCGAACTAGCGCAAAGGTGGTTCCATGTTAAGAATATAAGTACCTTCTGCGATGGAACAGCCAAATCAACCGTAGCTGAACCGAAGGCCCTCGGAGGCCGATCATGACTAACTGCCCCACCTGCGGATCTCCCCAGCGCAACATACGTGACACGCTGCATACGGGATGGCAAACCCGTCTCTGTGGGGATAGATGGCATGAGGAGGAGAGGATGAGCGAGCTTTGTGACAATAGGGTCTACGTTGGGACTACGGGAGAGTCCTCTTGTGAATTACAGCGAGGGCACAAGGGAGACCATCGCCAAGGATCATTCGTATGGCCGCGCGACGTGATCGCGTCGGCGCACCAAAAGAAGCTTGCCGAGTTTGAAGCGGCAGGAATCAAGTTTCCCGAAGCACAGGGCGATAGTATCGAACGAGCAATGCGCGCATTCAACCGGGAGATGGACTTTGGCCCGATCTATCAAGACTGGCGTGCGGGCATGACCGCCGCCGCTAAAGAGATACGCGATGATGCGCCGTGCGGGAACGGATGGCATGAGGAGGAGAGGATGCAATTCGTAAGAAATCCAAGTGATTCGTTTGAGTGCGCCAAGTGTGGCGTTACCCAGTCTGCGCACTCATTAGCGTCGCCCGGCTGTGTCTGGGAGCCAAGATTGATAGGCAAGCCAGAACAGCAGGGCGACGTGATCGTGCGCGCCTGCAAAGTCTTCGGCGAAGTGTCTGATCACCAGAAGGGACTCGGAGCAGACCGCGACACTTGTGAACGCTTTGGCATGATCGCCGCCGCCAAGGTGCTGCTCGATGAGGTCCGGCGAAAGATGCTCAAGGTTATGGAGGACATCAATGTCTAGAGAGATAGAGAGCAAGCCGGATTTCTATTGTGTTGATGCCGAAGCGGGGGCGAGATGTGAATGCACAATTCAATGCAGAGGATGCGCCAGAATCGTCGCCAGACGTGCTGTGGATCGGGAGCAGCCTCCAGACCTCAACGCCGAATGTTCGCCCGGTTCAGACTCGGACGCCCCAAAGTAATCGGGCCTGAGTTGGCCGCGATCTCTTTCTCCATCCTCCAGCGCATCACCGCGATCGAGCGCTGATCTACCCCGGCCTCGATTAGCTTCTGTATCTTCTCCTCGTTCACGATCTCCTCCGGCTTCTTGTCGCCGGTAAAGAACGTGTTTGTGTATAGGTCGCAATCGAGGCAATCGTCTAACTCATCGCCCTTGACCTTGAGGATGGCGCCCGGCTTGTCTGGATCATGCTTTCGGCTGGTCAGCGATTCGAAGCTCCGCGGAACCATGTCGGTCAGAATGAATTCCCTCCGCGATAGTCTTCCGCTCAACGACTGCGCGTTGCCGATACTGTCCTTGGCTGCGCTCACGAGGGCCAGGTCGTATTGATCGAATACCGCCTGGATCAATTCGCGGTTACTCTTGCCGGTCCCGACGTGAGCATCCATCGCGGGGTCGCAATATCCGGTCACGATCCTGGTCCGCCGGCCGTTGATCTCGCGAGAGAGGAACTTCCGGCCGATGTGGTGTGCGTACTCCTCTGAGGGCATCTTCCGTTCGATGTCCTCAGCTATCTTAAACATGCGATTGCTTTCGTTCATGAAGTAGAGGCCGGTTGCGGCGGCCGAGTTTGAGAATCCGTAGTCCATGACGATCATGTGCTGATGCCACCATTGCTCGCCGCACTCGGAGTACGGGAAGATGTAGCTCTCATTGAGGAACGGGAAGAAGGCGCCCTCGGTGTGGCACCAGCAGCCCTCGAGCAGTTTCTTCCGCACATCTGCGGTCTGCGAGAGTAGCATGCCCCGCTTGCGCTCGTCGTACATTGGATTCTCAGAGAGCTTCGCAGGAATGAAACAAGTGGTCAGCATGACGGGGCCGTCGTCGCTGCTCCACCTTGCGCCGGCATAAACCGCGCACGGCTTGACCGATTTCTCAGGATGGCACACAGGACAATTCCCATTCAGGAAGAGGCGCATGAGCCAGGGCGTCGATGGGTTCGCGGTCAGGCGAATGCGGTCCCTGAGACCGTACTCCGGCGGCGTCGAGACCCATGGAAACAACTCGCGAACGCGCTTCTCTGTTTGGAATTGCGCTTCATCGATGCCGAGCCAGGAGATAGGCTTGCCGGTGTAGAGTTCAAGATCCTTGTCGGCCGCCATGTATCCCAGGCGCATGAGTGCGCCAGACGGGAAACGCCACAACTTGCCGCCGTCAGACTTGCGACCACCCAAAGGGAGATAGATTTTCTCCATCTCGTCCATGATGTTGGTCATTTCGGTGTACGACTTCCGGAGCAGGATGCCGCGGAAATTGGGATTGTCGTACTCCTGGGCGGAGTCTGCGACAAGCACGTTGCTTTTGCCGCCGCCAGACTGGCCGCCGAATAAGACTAACTGCGCGCGGCACTCGAGGAACGTCGCTTGCGCCTGGTTTACCGGCCTCCAGCCAGCGACCTCAGACAGATTCGCCGGGAGATCGACGAATCCGCGATCTTCTAAAAGGATTAGAGCCACTTAGAAACTCTTCCAAGGGTCGTCCGGCTCTGCCTCGATTGTTGGCGAAGTATGCTGAACGGGCCTTTGCGTGATAACTTGCCGAGTCTCGGTGATTTGGTGGGTCAGGATGATCTGCTCCGCCGGCCGGTAGATTCTCGGCGCCTCCTGCGGTGCAGGTCCGCTTGATGCGTCGGGGACGAAGTTGCCGTCCAGCAGCAGCCCAACCCGTTTGTACCCCATCTCGATTGCATTGACCTTCGGGGTGGCCAGGCTGGGGGTCGCCTCAAGTATCTTCCGCGGAATGGTGATGACCTGCTTCAAGTTGGAATCGAGCATTTCAACGTGGATAGTCCGCTTTTTGACGATCTGCTTGGCAAGCTCCGCCTCAATGGGCTGGCTGCGCCTGGTGATCTCATCGTGGACCGCCTTGCGTCGATAGAGCCAAGCACCATCTTTCGACGGATACCCAGCCTCGATCGCTGCTTTGCCGATGTCGCGGCAGGAGATATAGGCGTCGACGAAGCGTAACTCCTGGGCTGAGAGGGGTAGAGCTATCTGCGGTTGTGTGTCCATTTTACGCTCCGCCTCCGCCGGTTGCCGGTGCGGGCGCCTGGTCGGCCTGCCCCATGGCCTTGTCAAAGGCTGCCTGCATCTCGTCGCGCCTCCGGTCATCCATGATTTTATCGATGTCTCGCTCGTGGCGGGCGAGAATTGGCTCAATCGCTTCCCGCTCGTCGGCGCTCGCCTTCTGCCATACGTTGAGCATCTGCTCGATATGGCCATCCGCCGCCAAGCGGTTGAACGCGCGCGCGATCGGAACCTCGTCCGATTCCCGCTCCGCCCGGTTCACATCGCGGTCCGTGACCTTGCCCTCGTCGAGAAACCTGTCGATCAGTTTCTGGTCGATGTCATTGGTGCGGTACATGCGGACGATGGCGTCCATGGCTTTGTAGTGAGCATCCTGCTCCGCCGTCTTCGTCCCGGGCGGGCGGTTCTCCATGGAATACTCCCGCGCCGCATTCATGGCCGGCGAGTTCTGAATGTAGCTCGGGGCCCGCTGGAACCCCAGTTGGCCGAGAGCCATGTCGCCGGGGTGCTTCATCGCCTCCTGGAGCATCGAGCCGAGGCTATCCTCGGCACCGCGCTGCTCGAGTAGTTTGGCCGCACTTGAGAACGAGAACGGAATAAGTTGCTTGCCAGCCCACTCCGCCACTTCGCCAATCTGCTGGAACGCGGTATCGTCCTTGTGCCGGATCTCGGTCCCGTAGAAGTCCTTGTTCTGGAGCATCTCGGAGGTAGCCTCCCAGAGCGGGCCGAGCTTGTTGGCGACCGTGGTCAGTGGGCTGTGGCTGAAGGCGAACACATCTTTCATGTACCCCGGGATGTTGAGATAGGTTCCGTCTGTATTCTTGAGATAGAAATAGTCTTTATACGTCTTGGGGCCCTCTCCGGTGCGCAGGTAGTTATAGCCTGCCCCGATGTATCCAACAGCCATCGGAAGCGCCAGAGCGAACGCCAGAGCCGGCGTAAGGCGTGGTTTCTTGCCCTGGAGGACACTGCCGGCGCCGCGGGCCAGTCCCTTCGATGCTTCGAACGCTTCCCGGTAACTGCCATAATTCCAGCCGACCGAGCGGGTTGCGACCTGGGCCAGATCGCGGACCGCCTTATTCCAGAACAGATTCTCGTAAACCATCTGGCCGGCGCGGTTGTCTACCGAGTCCCATGCTTCATCGAGCCTTCCACGCAACTGCTCGTGCGTGATCCGGCCCTTGTCGGCCTCGTCGATGATGTCGTGCGCCATCCCGTAGAAGATGCCGAACTTCATCCGTGGCACATAGTATTCCATCACCGGTGAGATCAGCCCATGGAGCACGGCGCCGGGGGCCTGCGACAGCCCCTTGAGGATAGCGCCATTGCGGAACGAGTTTACAGCCTTACGGAATGGATGGATGGCGACCGTGTTCATCTTGGCCCGGCCGCCGGCGATGGCTACCGCTTCCGCCTCGCGCGCGAGTTTAGCGTACTTGCCTGGGTCAAGGTATTCCTGCATCAGTCGGTGGCCGTTGCGGACCGTGTTGAAGATCGAGAGCGGAAGCAGGGCCACCCGGCTCAGCGACATGCCAGCCTTTACTGGCTTGCCCTCGCTCAGTTGCTGGAGACCGAGGGCGACGTCTGACGCCACGCCAACGACCGAGATAGTCGTCGCGTGGAATGCGCTGATCCCCAACTGGAGCGCGTTCATGTTGTCATTCAGCCAGCGCAAGGTGTCGTAGACGCTCGACTTGCCGGCCATGCCGCGGGAAACGTAGTTGTTGAATACCTTGGCCGCCTCCGCCTGCGCGAAGTAATAGCCTCGAATTGTCATTGCCTCGTGTGTGGCGTCCTCTATGTCCTCAGAGAACGCACCCGGATACTTACGCTTGCCGCCTGGGTAGGTCAGCGGCTGGGTCACATCCGCGAGCTTATCTTCGTCGAGAACAGTTTCGCGCCCGTAGACGGTGGAAATTCGGTCGTCGAGCTGAGTCCAGCCCTCCGGCTTTTTGGCTCCGATTCTGACAAACCGCGCCGTGCCGGCCTGCTTCATGACATCCAGCGTCTGGTGCGCCATTAGGAATTGGGCCATCTCGGCGTACTTCATCAGGAAGGAATCAACCGGATTCCAGCTTTTCGGCACGAATCCGAGGTCTAGCCCATCTTGCATGGTCGGGATGGTGCGCTTCTTGAGGAATGAGGCTTGGCCGGCCAGGGGCCGCTTACCGGTGAGCAAGCCCTTGATGTGCGCCGAGACGGTTGAGGGCCGCTCCCAGATGTGGGGGAAGTAGTTCTCGATGTAGTTTTGAAGAACCTCGGGCTTGAGCTTCTGTAGCTCGTCACGGATTGAATCGAATGCCGCCCTGAAGACATTGGCTAGGGTGACATCTGACGGGCTCAGGCGAGACAGGTCGCCACTCTCGACGGCATTCCAGAAGCGCTTTGATTCATCGTGGCTCCTGGTCGTCCAGCGCTTCGAGGCATCGCTCAGCTTGTGCACCGCGATCGCTACGCGCCGGTCCATCTCGCCGCGGGTCTGGCGCATCATGGCTTTCTGCTCGCTCTTGTCGGTCGGCTCGTCCGCTACCCAGTCAACCATGCGCTTCGAAACGTCAGGGAACAGGCGCGCGAATACCGCGGGGTTGGCGAATCCGAAGGCGCTGAGAGTGGCGTCTAGGTCTGCGCCGGTACGGGTTCCGGAAGTGGCTCGCTTGCTGGGGAGGTCTTCTTTTTCTCCTCCGCCAGTACCTGATAAGCCTTTTCGATCCGGCCGTGTCCCGGCCTCGGGGTTATTATCATGTCTTTCTGGTCCCACTTGATTTTCGGTATCTCCATGACCGCTCCTCGTTTCTCTGATTACATCTGCTGCCAACTTGGCGAGGTTATCGGCGGCCTGCCCATGTTCCGTGACGAGCCGGGCGAACTCGCCGGGAACGTGCGCCGCGCGGCGCTGCTCGATGGCGGTCTGAGCGGCTGGTATCTCTTCGGTTTTCGGCGTGGCCTTCGCTCGCGCGGTCGCGGAGAATGATGGCTTCGCGGGCGCTGGCTTCTTTTCGGGTAGCGACAAAAGGGTGTACTCGCCAAAAGCAGCCATACGCAAGTTCTCTTGCGTTCCCGCGCCATTGGCCTTTCGGAAGTCCACTGTGGGGAGCTTGCCCCTTGAAACGGTGAGCGTGTACGTTTCGCCGTCGGTCAGATAACTACCAGGCGGCGCTTTGTCTACGCGCACCCGCATCCCTGTTTGGAAGTCGGCGGGCCTGATTGGCTTCTCTGCTTGCGGCGCAGGCGCCTTTTCCGGTTGAGTCTCTACGCGCCCGGCGCTGCTGATACGCATACCCGGATACTTCTCGGCCAGCAACTGCTCAGCGTGGCGACGATTCTCGGCCTCGATTTGGACAGTCTTCGGATGCGGATCGCCCGCGTACTTCGAGACTTCTGCCTCGTAAGTCTGCAGGGTCGGCTTGGCAGTCAAAGCCTTCCCCTTGAGCTGAACCTCCTCCTTCGTCCCATCCTTCTTCGAGATGGTCACGGAGTTGACGGTGAACGTCTTGCCGTCGGCCTCAGTCATGCCGGTGTAACGCTTAGCCTCGTCCGGCTTGACGTAGGCGACCGTGGCGTGAGGCTTGTATTCAGGGAAGTTGCGATCGACAAACAACCCGTGCTTGTCGAGTTCCTTCTCCATGCGGCGCAGGTCGGCCGACTCTACAGGGACGATGATCGGCGCAGCTCCGTCTGAATGCTCGCTTGGTGGGAATGATGCCGTCTTGCCGAGCGTCGCCTCAAACGGGGCCTGCTTTTCGAGGTACGCGCGGATTCCGGCTGTGTCGTTGCCGTCGATTCCATACCGCACAGTGATGTGGGCATCGTCGATCAGGCCCTCTCCCATGAGGTCGGCTGGGTCAATCGCCTTTCGGAGCGCGGCCAGGGCCTTGCCTGCGTCGCTACCAGGAGGAATATCAGCCTGCGTTGAACCATGAGCATGTTTGCCTGGTACTTTGGCATTTACACGTTCCTTACTCTCGGGTAGATTTGGTTTGTGGACTCCTACCCCTGCACTAACTGCGGTACCCCCGTTCTCCGGAAGCCCTCTCACCGGCAAAGGTCGCCCAACGTCTTTTGCAGTCACTTGTGCTATAGCCGCCACAATGCGGTCGGCTATATCCATCCCCACGGGTACAGATACTTTAAGATCAACGGCAGGAATTTTGCCGAGCACCGACTCGTCATGGAGAAGCACTTGGGCAGACGACTTGAGCCGGGCGAGGTTGTCCACCATATCGACGGGGACAAGCTTAACAACAGCATCGCGAATCTTGAGATCATGGAGTTGAGAGATCACATAGTCCATCACAAGCCGTTGAGTTGGGACATCGAACTCGCGAAGACTCTTCTCCGAAGAGGCGACAGCATGGAAAGCGTCGCGCGCCTCCTCGGGATTCACTACTCCTCCATCAGCACCGCGCTCAAGAGTAGAGGCATTACGCTGGACATGCTCCGCCCCAGAAGGACCTGGAAGAGCCTTTGATTCTGGCTTCTTTACTTCTTCTTTTTGTTGAGCATCATGCGCTTGCCCGGGCGGTCCGGCTTCGCTGGCGCCTGCTCTGGCAGGTCCATTCCCTTGCTGCTCTGGTTCCACTCGTCCACTTTCCCCTGGCCGCCCAGCGCTTCCTTCCCTGCCGGGCTGTTGCCCCATCTCATCTGGCGTTTTGATTGGAACGGCATTTTCTTTTTCTCCTTGTCCTGGTCGATTGTCTGCAACTGTACCGGCAGGCTGCTCTGCGCTGATCCGCTGTTCATCGGGCTTTTGCTCCTTTGCGAGAGTGCCGTCGAGATCCACATACAAGGCCTTCCCCGCCGGTACGGCCGGCATTTCAAACGGCTTGTCGCTGTTTGTCGGGACGTTGACTTCATTGTCGAGCAGGCCGCCGAAGTCGTGACCCTTGACGTTCGTCACCGGCAGGTCGCCAAGCCCGTTCGCCTTGAGCCATTCAGCCACCTGAGGATCGGCGGCGCGCGCGGTGAATATCTTGACCGGCGTTCCCTTGGCGACCGCCTCTTTGATCTGAGCAACACGCTGCGGGAGAGGGGCTCCGAGTGGGGGAGCGGCCTCGGCCGGCTTCAGGTCACTCCCCTTGACAGTCACCGTCCCATTGGGCGTCTGCACGCTCCAGCGCCCGCCCTGCGAGAAGTTAGGATTCCCGCCCTGGACGGTGCCTGCGGTGCCGTCGGGCAGGGTTACGGCGGTGCCCTTGGTGAGCTTGGGCACCATCTGTGCACCAATTGGCGTCATGCCGGGCATCGCTGGAACCTGGGGCGCGGCTGGCTTCTTGGTAGGTCGCTCCTGGACCTTATCGGTCCATAGCCGGTCGCCGAATATCAGCGAAGCGTCGATGTCCACGCTCTTGCCAACTATCGATGGATCGACGTCGCCGGGAACGATGATCCGCTCAGTTTTTCCGTTGGGAGTGCGGATCTCCATGATTCTGCTAATCGAAGGCTTCGCAGTTCCAGCCTTGATCTCGTCAGGTCGCGTGCTATCGGCATACGCGGTCTGCTTTTCTGAGACACTGAGAACCTCGCCATTCAGTGGAAAGTGGCCTTCCCGCTTCTTGGCTGGTGCCGCCTGCGCGGCTTTCAGTTTCGCCTCGATCTGCGCGCCGAGCTTGTCTACCGTTTTCTGATCCCCCGCCGCCTCCGCCTCTTTCTGCTTCGCGTAGAGGTCGTCCGTCTCCTTCATCGCGTCGGCCACCGCCGGGGAGGGAACGACCTGCATCTCCGAGACCTGGTTCGGGTCTCCCGGCTTGCCCGTCTGGACGCCGTACTGCGGGATATTCAGCCCGTTACTGTCGATCTTGTCTTTCGAGACGACGGGGAGCTGGCTCTCTACCGCCTGCTGCAGCGCCGGTACAGCGTCCGGGGAGGGAGCAACCACCCGCGCGGCGTTGATGTCGGTGATCGTCTCAGGCGCCTTGCCGCGGTCGTCCTTGTTCTCGATCGAGTCCTCAGACTTTACCCTGGGGCCGACGACGCTCGCGCCCGGGACTCCGGCGATGACCGCTTTCGCCATCTGCTCAAATTTGGCTTTCTGTGCCTCCGCCGATTTTCGTAACTCCTCGGGGTCGGTGCTCGCCTGTACGGTAGGGCGCTGGCCCTCTGGCGGCTGCCCTGAGGCGCCTGGCGCTCCGGGTGATGGTTTCCCCTGCCCCGCTGCCGCGACGTCTGCCATGGGCTTCCCCGTGAGCGCGGCGGTGGCTGCAGCGAGCGGGCCGGTCGCGGGGGTAGCCGGAGTGGCGGGCTTGGGAGCGTTCGTATTGTCTATAGCTTCCTGGAGAAGCTCAGACAGAGCCACATGGCGGCCAGACAATTCCTCTGCCGCTGGGATATTGCCAGCCTTCTCCGTGCGGTCCGCTTCCTCGGCAATCGTATCGAGCAGGCTACGCAGTTGCTCGGGCGAGGCCCCCTCAACCCGGGGTCGCATATTCTCGACGATGTGGTCGAGCAGACTCTTCGGTTGCGCTT